TTCGACCAGTTCGGCGGTGAACAGTGGTGGACTTGTACTTGTGATAAGTGCGGATGTAAATTTGATATAACTAAGATTTACAAATTGTCGAATGTTATTATCGAGGAAGTTAGCGAAAGCTAACTTCCGCCGGCCCGCAGATTTAACATAATCTTAACAATTTAGTTATTGACTTGTAACATGAAATTTGCTATAATAACAATGTCGAAAGGAGATGCGAGACGATGAGCAAGAGCAAGAAGAAACAGCAACCGAAAACATGGACGGAAGTATTCCAGTCACAGAGAAAAGAGTTTCCTCAGGGATATTGCGTTACTCGTATTATCCCCGATAAGCGCAAGAAGAAACCGAAGCATAAAGGAAGGGAGTATGAGGAATAATGCGCTATTATGTATGTTTGCATAGGCAAGAAAAACGATATTGGAAGAATCGTAAAGCCTATAAGAAATCACGGCATCAGCGCCCTCTTAGACGCGCAATTGATAAAAGAATGGGGTTTGAAAAATGAAATATAAATGGGTTATTATGCAGGAACTTGAAGACACCGATTGCGCGAGTCCTTATTTGATTGTCGATTCAGAAGAGCGCGCCGCAGAACTTTGTTATCAGTTGGAATCCGAAAACCCAGGCTTTATCTTTTGGTCATATCTTTGCGAGGAGGAATAAATATGGGACGTAATAAAATCAAGCGCGTCGCTATTGTCTCGCCTACTGGTGAGCGTATGTATTATCCCGATGAGTATTTTTCTTCCCTCCCAGATTATGCCATCCTTTGCGCCATTCATGAAGTAGGAAAAACTATATGGTGCAATGGCGCATTGTATCTTGTGAAATACACACCCGATAGTGTAGTCTATTGGCGCTATGAGGTATATACAGTTAGCAAGCGCTAACTGTGCCGGCACGATTTAACAAAATTGTAACATTTTACCTATTGACTTTTTCTGATATGTGAGTATAATATAATTATCAGCCGAAAGGAAGGGGAACAAAAGATGAGAAAGATTAAGAAGTTTTTGAATGGAACCGAAGCTATTCTGAATAAGTGTCCTATTGATGTTGAAGGCGGTATTCTCTTTGATGATGGACTTATTCTTACCCATTCTCATATGCAGGACTGTTGCGAACATGTATATGCCGATTGGGATTATCTCAAGGATGAAACAGGAATTAAGAATGTAGACTTTTCCGATCTTACTATTGAAGAGCGCAGTAATCGCAAAACTCGTACTGGTATTCGTATCTGCGGGCAGGATCATAAATTTTTTGTGCCTTGTTACAACGAACAGAACGGATATTATAATGATCGGTTGGATATTGTGTTGATTGATACCAATCAATCTGAAGAAGTTGAAGTTGGATGGTCGAATAGAGGAACTGAATATGGATTTAGATATAAGATTATAAAAACTTGGGAAAGCGTACCTACAATTGATGATATTTATTAATAAGATGCGGACTTTTTCACTTTACCGTGAGAAAGTTTCGCCGGCTAGGTACAAGCCGGCCCGTAATGAAAATGTAATAAAATAACAGTTGACTTGTAACATATTATATGCTATAATACACATGAAAGATGAAGGAAAACATCGCAAACCAGAAAGGAAGTAAAATAATGAAAATCACTATTGAATTTGAATTTGACAAGTACGATTTTGAAAATGCCGTGGAAATCTATAGTCATCAATATAACTTCTCTTTAGATGAGTTGAGTAGAGATAATGCAGTTATGGCTTGCCTTGAAGCCAAAGGACTGGACTACCTTACTTATGGTTCTCAGTTAACAGATGAATGCCGCGATTATCTTGTACAGGAGTTCGGTAAGGCATATATCAAATATATCACAGACGAAGTTTGGGAAGCCCTCTAATGGGCTTCCCGCCGGCTAAAATCTCAGCCGGCGCAAAAGCACCTCTCCCACCACTACCATATTATCACATCTATGTCAAGTTGTCAAGTACCGAAATTGTTACATTTCTGTTACAATTCTGTTACAAAAGTGTTACGGCACCGATTTCTGGTCTGAGCCTTTACCCATAAGGCCCCGCCGCACATAAGGAAGCACGCCGGCCCTGTATACAGTATACAAATAAGCTGGAAAAGCTGGAACTTCCGTCGACGCCCCGAGATTATACGCCACAAGCTGCAAGCTGGAAACCTCATACGAGCTGGAACCTCGCAAAATTAAATCCACCGATTTTTGGCCCGCGGTGAGCTGCAATGTTCGGTGAGCTGCAGGGAATAGCGCGACCCGCCGCAAGCTGGAAATTCGTTGTCGTGTAATCTCGAGGCTCCGCCAGAGAAAATAAAATCAAACATTTGACTTTCGCGCAAATTTCGTGTATAATTATTATAGAAAAAGAGAAAAGGAGCTGGTAATTATGGTCACGAGAACGTATTACTTCCCACGCAATCAGATCGGCCGCTACCTCATCAATTACATCTATGAGCGCATTGGCTGCTCTATCGGTAACATCAAATGCCACAACGAAACGCTGGCGGTGCCTATGACTTTCGCCGCGAAAGATGAAACTCAGGTAATCAAAATTTTGGAACGATATGACCTCGCCTAATACTTGACTTTTTCAAAATTTTCTGCTATAATATAAGTGTTCCAAGGGAACAAGAATAAAAAATTGTGCAGGCTGGTCTGCCGTAACTAAACCAGAGAAAAAGGAGTAAAGAATGAATATCAACGAAGTAAAGAATGTAATCATGAGTATCGAAGGCGCCACCATGGCTCGTCAGAACAAGACCAACTTTATCGTTATCCCGACTGATGAAGGATGCGTCAAGATTGCAGTGCAGACTGCGCTGTCCAAGGACACCAAGAACCACAATGCTTTTAATTACGATGCTGCCGTAGCCGAGTACAAGGCTTGGGAAGCTGAAGGTGCTCTCCGTGCCGCTGAGCGTGCCGCAAAGCCCAAGGTTGTAAAGGGCCCGAACCCCGAAGCTCAGGCCAAGCGCGATGAGCTGGATGCCAAGATCACTGCGCTGCCTGCTTTCACCGAGTATACTGCGACTGACATTTTCAATGCGCTGGCTGGCCAGCTGCCTGCGAATGTGCTGGTTATGCAGATCGGTTCCGCCGCTAAGCGTCTTGTAAAGGCTGGTGTGCTGACCGTTTCCACTAAGGACGGCGACAAGAAGTCCTATTACACTAAGGCTTAATTCATTTTCTCGGGACTGCGCGAGCAGTCCTTTTTTTAATACGCCGGCTGTATACAGTATACATATTTGACTTTTTTCCAAAATTACGGTATAATTTTTACAGAAAGAAAGAGAGGAGCTGGAAAGATGGAGTATTACGCGCTGGACTATGTAAACCCTGTATGTAACGAGTGTGAGCTGGTATATGATGACCAGCTGTATGCGAGCTGGATGGAAGCCTACGAGGCTGCGCAGGCCACGGGGCGGCCTGACCTGTTCGATATTACAATGTATCGGTACATTGATTTGCTTGAGGTTTATAACGCAAGCAAGCTGGAGATTAAGGATATGAGGGTAGTGGCGACATATGAATAAAAATAAAAGGGGTAGGCGCAATGCCTACCCCTAATATTTTTTCAAAATTCACTACGATTTTTATACCACCTTTTCAGGCTCACTTTAGAATCTGTTAAGTCAACCATCCAGAAAATATCTGTCTCTTTTAAATTGGATACATATTTATCAAAGTCAAATACTTGACAAGCTGCAGATGGCATTTGCTTATGCAGCATATCTATTTCATTGGCTCCAGAGATCATCCATAAACCGCAATGCGGTTCATAAATAAATCCAATTACTGGAAAATTATTTGCTGTCAAATTATTAAACAAAGCCAAGATATTTTCTTCTACCTATTGTATAGTCTAGTTCTTATAGGTTGTAGTTAATATGCGCTTATACATCATTCTTATCATCTCCTGTAATTCTATATTGTATACGATGCGCCGCACCATAGCGGCGCTTTTCTATTCTATCAGGATAAGCTGCGGTTAAAGCAGCTAAGGTTTTAATACGTTTAGGTGTTACATCAGTTGTATATAATGGATACTTATCTAGCAGCCCTTTCATCTCATCAATTGTATGCCATTCACTATAAATAGCTGGAAATCCATGCTACACAAAAGACACTAGGCCGCGTGCACTTTCTAATAAGTACTGACGCTCTGGTGAAAACCTCGCGCGCAAAAACTGGTGAACATCTTCATAATCATCAGAGTTACAAATCCAGTCCTAATAGGTCTAATCAAATACATTGACGCTGCGGCCAAGCACGCCAGTAGTGATAACGAAATCATACTTCGCAGGTACTAGACCATTTTTAACAATTTCTTTCTCTACTTCTTTCTTTTCTGATGTATACAGATCCGCATAAGTCTAGTTATTCTCTGACCATAGTACTATAGGATGAAAACCCCATGGCCGCAAAACAGCTTCAAGTGCGAGTGCATCATGCACAAACTTAGTATAGCACCAGTACTTACGGCCATCATGCTGAAACATTCCGTCCTTTGCAGCTGCAATTACATTTTGAATCCACTCAGTGTGTTTTGCCACATAACGAGCCTCAATCTCTCCCGAAATTATATAGTTAATATAAGATTCAAAAAGTAAAGCTGCACATTCTGGAGTAGCGGAAACCGCAATTAACGTAATCTACCCCGGGTCTAGAATTATAGTTTTAATTTGGTATATAAAATTTACCACAGACTTGGGATTGCCTTTCCTTAAAATATCCGCCAGTAGTTCTGGTGAGAAATCTGGTAGCATTTTACGCAGTTTCTCAATTTCAGAATTATAAAACTACTTGATATCATCAAACTCATCCCAGACTATCAGGTCAATATCCTCTAACCACTCCGTCCCCTCATTACGCAGCAAGGCGGCGAAAGTCTAGTAACACATAACATGTACATAATTCTCATCCTCTTCGGTAGTCCAAATACCTTTGCGGCGATGGTCAAACCAACCATTGTAATTATTATCGGCAAAAACTTTTGCCTTATCAGGATGTAATTCTGCTATCATTTGACGGGTAGGCTTATTCTAAATTAAGTACAAAACATGCTTTCGTTCTCGCGCGAAGGCTAATATACGTTCATCAAACATAAAAGTAGTTTTCCCGGAACCTATTGGCGCCTTTATTATATTAAATGCGCCAGGACTAATCTTGGATAAATCATCATCCGTAATTATCTATGATAAATAAGTTGACAATACTTCTCACCTCTATTTTATTATATCATAAATTTAAGTGGTAGTCAAATTGTTGCAGCTGACTAATCCTGCTATTATATATGTAACTAAGCTAGTAAAGAACTATCATATTTTCTCCTAAAAAATTATTTTTGTGGTACATTTTCGGTGGTATTTTTTTACTACCCGAAAAGGGTATATTTATATAAGGGGGGAAAAATACCACCACTTTTTTTTACTACAAAAAATTTTGTCAAATACTTGACTTTTCTCAATTTATATGATATAATAAAAAAGAAAAAGAGAAAATAAGAAAAATATTTGACAATTACGAAAATTTGGCGCACACTCATCTAAACGACCCCTTCCCTCGTGAAAATTCCCTGACACCCCTAAATTTTTAGTATTCCGCCCCTCCCACTGTACCAGAAAATTTCGCAATTTCATTTCTTTTTCTTCTCTTTTATTTCGTACCGAGATGTACGTAGCGAAAACCCAAAACTTAGTGCCATTTAGGTACAAATCTATCGAGGTGATAGTATGTCTTTATAGAGTATCTTGTTAGATTTGAATGCTAACGATGGCCCTAATATCCCATAGCGCACGTTGGCTGTTTATTGCGGCATCACACAGCCGCAACTTAATTAGTTTATGAAGACCGGAAGCGGCATTAGTGAGGAGAAGCAAGCGTAGGTCAGGAAAGGATTGGAGGAGTTGGCGCTTGAAATCTATAGAACAGTTAAAGAGGAGTAATTTCATTATGAATACAAAGCCTATTAGTCTATGTGTTTTTAGTTATAGAAAATCCTATTACCTAACCCACCCGCTTTGCTTTGTGAAGGAACTATGGATTGGCGCGAAGAATGCATGGCACCGAATGAGATACGGATGGGCGTGGGTTGATCTATGGAATATGGATATGTACCTTTGCGAATTGGTGCCTTCAATGTTGAGAGAGCTTGCAGACCGAGCGTGCGGCTATCCGGAGTCGGAGGAGTGTCCCAATATGGAAACATATAGGGAGTATCTGCGCGAGTTCGCTAAGTTATGGGAGTATGCGCATTCGGAGGACGAGTCTGTTCCTGCATTGGTGGAAGAATTGCATAGTGAGTATGCACAGGTGGAAAGGCTATTCGCGCGAGCCCGCATTGCGCTAATGGGAACGAACGCGGATACGTGGAAAGAAGCGCTTACGCGCTTTGTATATACAGAACTCGGAGCCTTAGCCGCAAGAGGCTGGCTCTGGGATTAACCTGAATCTGGGGGCAAACATTTATCTACCTCCTTGGTACCCTATCGAAAGATAGGGTACTTTTATTTGACATTGGATAAAAATTGGAGTATAATAAAGGTAGAAAAGGAGGTAAGTAGGTATGATGATTGCGAAGTTGAAGTTAAGAGACGATGGCGTATGGTATTGCAGCGAATGTAGGGTGAGACAACCTTGCTTGCGCGAAACCTGTATATTTTGTGATAGCGTTTTTACTAACTATGAGGAAATGCTTACTGGGCGGCCGAGCCTGCCTATTGAGGATGAAGATACTGATACTTCAGTATCTGAGGAGTTTAGAGCGGCATTGCGGCAGCTTTAGGGAGAAGTAAAATAATAGGAGGACATAGAATGACGATTGGCGGTTGGGTTATATGTATTTTGCTAAGTATAGTTGCAGTAGTTGGCGCAGGAGCAATATGGGCGCTTACGGAAAAGAAAGCACTTTCGATTATGGTGGGTATTATACTAGTAGTGCTAATATTTGGCGCAGGATTCTGGTACTATGGAAGTACTGCGGCGGGAAGTCGCGCATTGACGGATCAGCGCGCGAACCTTTCTAATGGACTTGAACGCACCGTAACTATTTATACGGCAGATGGAAGAGTGTTGGCGCAGTACGAAGGCCGCATTGATATTGAGCAGAACGATGGCGGCTATGTTAAGTTTGATTTTGATGGAAAGCGCTATATTTACTACAATTGCTTTGTTGAGAGTATTGCGGATTTGAGGTAACGAAATGAACGGAAAGGTTTTGGGAAAGATAGATAGTGTACGGTTTGGCTTTGTGCGCGATTACCCCTTTCTATTTGGACTACAACTAACTTTTAGTCTTAGTGATGGTACTGGTGTTGGCACTGGTAGCAGGTATACTGTTAATATATCAGATGAGTGCAGGTGGGATACGCCTGACGAGCGCGAAAAGGCTATTACGGAATTGGTAGATGAAATTGCTAGTATTATGAAGGATGCGAAAGTAGATTACGTTAGTGAATTGAAGAACAAGCCCGTTGAAGTTACTATTGAGGGGAATATGTTCGCGCGGTTTAGGATTCTTACGGAAGTGCTATGATTTGACAATTGAATAATTTTGTGGTATAATATGGGTAGACAGGGAAGGTCTACCCTTTTTATATAGTTTTTTATATATTTTTTATAGTAAAAACAAAATAAAAAAATCGAAGAAAATATCTAAGTTGAATTATAATCTTACTACTAATCATATGGAGGTGATAAAATGCACGAAGTCGAGGCGCTAAAACGTTTACGCGATTTTGGATTTTCTATTCCGCTGCTTGCGCGCGAATGTCATTGTTCGCCAGCGGCAATAATAAAATATATATCGGGACAAGGACTTCCAAATGGTAGTAAGACTATGGCAATAAGAGATGGCTTGACACATATTCTACAGACGATTGAAGCAATTGTAAAGGAGTGACACTAAATGACACTATACCCAGTTTTTTCTAGAAAACTGACTCGTAAGTTAGAACGGCGTGGTTTCGTGGTAGTAAAAATCGCGCCAAATCGCCGCTATCCTAATCTAAATGTTTATTACTTTGAAGAAACAGTAGAATTACGGAAGGCGGTAGAGGAACTAACAGCACAATAATAAAATAACACAAAACACGGGGTGAAACTCAATGAACTTTGATAATCAAAAGCGATTAGAAATCTCTGCGGCGGAAGCAAGTTATTTTCACAACCAACCCGGAGAAACAGACTTTTTACATTCTTTATCTTGGGATAAATTATATCCTATATTTAGAGAACTTAGCGGAAACGAATTGAAAGTATGGTTATACTGTTATAAATGGGCAAATAATGGATACGTATGGTATTCTCCAGCAACGCTTACAAAGGATTTTGGACTGAGTGAGAGTACTGGACAAAGAGCTTTCAAACGATTAGAACAATTGGGTTATATAGTTCAAGAAGTTGGAAAGAAAAATCTTTATACCTTTCATCCAAACGGCCCGCGAATGTAGTCAAAATGATAGCATTCAAAATGACTACATAAAATCATCATTGCTGTCATTTTGACTACATAGAAAGCATTCAAAATGACTACATAGAAAGTCATTTTGACTACATAGGACATTCATTTTGACTACAGTAAAAAATATATATAAATATATAAGAAAGATATAAATAAAAAATATATGGCGGCACGCGTGCCACTGACGTGGCACTCTGCCGCGGAAGGAAATAAAAATGAACGAAAAAATAACAATTGAAGTTAACCAATACGTATTTGATAAACTTCTCGAATATCAAAGGGAAACTAAATCAGATGACATTGAAGAAGCTATTATAAAAGCTATCTGCATGGCTCACTATTTAAAAGATAATGTAACTTAATTTAACAATATAATGCGACATTCTGCCGCAGAGGAGTATAAAATGAAACTATTACACACAATAAAATCAATCCTACACGAACTTATTTATCGGCGCCATATTGTTAAAAAAAGATATGGCATGACCGCGAAAGGTCAATGCATTGCACAATATCTAATAGACAAATATATCAATAGCACCAAACCAGATAATTATATCGAAGCATATGAAACTATCATACAAGATAAGGTAAATCAATGGCGCGAGAATGGTGAAGTATGTATTTGGTTTCTTCCAAAAAATACTATCCCCATCAATACTCCAGAAGAAGAACTATTAGCTCTTGCCGCGATACAGATTCTAACGGTTCTGCTTTCAACCGCTTCCAAAGAAGAACAGCGCTTTTACTGCGACCAAATCAAAGATGATTTTTCCAGAAATATGATTTCTCAGGCACTAGAAAAAGGACGTATTTATAATAAGGAGGCTTTAAAATGCTAACCCATCTAACCGAACCCACTAACATCAAGACTAACCTACTCAAGAAACCAGACCATTACGAATGTCCCGAATGCCTTATTCACTTTGCGGCGGCGCCTAAGTTTTGTTGGTTCTGCGGCGTTAGATTTACCAACCTTCCCGAGTGCACAGAGGTATTCGCGCGCGAGGAGGATTGTAAATGAAATACTATACGCGCGATATAGCACTTGATATAATACGTCAGCACTGTCCTCATCAATTTGGCTTTGAATATGCTTTCGCGCAATCTTCTATGCTCGTTATCCGCGACTTAATGAACTGTATTGATAATAATAAACCAACACATAGATTTATCTATACTGAGCAGCTTGACTTCCTCGATGGCAATGGGTTTAAAGTAGAAGGAAACAACGCTGATGGATATGCTATTACACTTGCATAAGGAGATATTCCAATGGTAGGTTACTTAGATCGTCCAATGTTACTTAAATACCTTAAGCGCCATTGCCTTACCACCGTAGGTTTCGAACAAGCTTTCGCGCGCGTAAGCACGGAAGTACTTTCTAGTCTTTTTTATATGATAGAAAAACATGCCTCTATGTCTATTCCAAATTATGAAGAATATGTCGATTTCCTTGATGGCAATGGTTTTTCTGTAAAAAAATACAAAGATGGTTGGTATAGTCTTACATACTTATACGAAGAGGAACAGCAATGAGTTTAACAAATTGGAAATCAGAATGTTTAACTATGCTTAAATTACATATTCCCGATACTTTTGGCTTTGATGAAGCATTTTCTGACATAGCAGAAGACTTTTTACTAGGACTTGCTAGTATGATTATAAATCCAGAAATGCATAAAGGTATATATATTAAATCATATATTGAAACGGTAGATTTCTTGGATGGCAATGGCTTTAAGGTTGAAGGCAACGATAAGTATGGTTACACAATCACACTTCTAAATACTTGACATACTCTCAAAATTATGCTATACTATTTACATAAAGGAGATGAGTTTAAATGGCATCAGGACAACAGCAACTTACGATTGATGAAATTAGGATTCAAAACGCACAAGAGGAAGGCGCAGAGCGTGCCTTCAAGGCTCTGCGCGAAATCTATGATATGCGCAAAGCAGACCGCGACTTTCTATTTGGAACTGCCAACTTCAATACAATTTGTAATACGCCGCCTGCGTTTATCTTCGATAAGATGGAAAAGCGTACTGAACTTCTCGCACTACGCGTACACGCAGGTGATGTAATTCGAGAGCCGAACGACCGCGAGTGGATTATTACATTCGTAGACGATGATGAGATTACTTTCGACGCAGTATGCACTAGCTTGGGTAAGAACTATGGTCGCACTATATCAAACGTAACTCTCAATGATATTGAGGCTACGCGCACGGATGAAATTATGTCATCCTATACAATAAAAAGAGAGGAGTATGCTTGGGAATGAATATGCCACGCACTCTTGAAGAACTCGCGCAGATGCTTGCTGCGCGGGACGGTATCACTTATGAGGAAGAGCTTGCCGCAATTCACTTTGCGGCCGCAGAGATGGAAACTGCGTTCTATAATGGAGATTTGACTCTTGCAGAGGACATTCTAAGAACGGATTTGTCGCTAGAGCCGGATTATCTTGATTTATTTATCTACTAAGTAAAGGAGTATATTATAATGGATAAAACCTCACTAGGCGACCGTATGAAAGCCTATGAAAATATCGAGCGGAGATACCTTACTCGGCGCGAACCCCTCATTGTTCGACTGGACGGAGTACATTTTCATAGCTTCACCAAAGGATTCGATCGCCCATTCGACATAAGCTTTCTTACCTGTATGCGCAACATGATGCTGCGCCTATGCGAAAATATTATGGGCGCCAAGCTTGCTTATACGCAGTCGGATGAAATCACTATCCTCATCACTGATGACGATACCATTGAAACCGATGCTTGGTTTGGGAAAAATCTACAGAAAATTGTAAGCGTTTCCGCCGCGATGGCTACTAACTTCTTCAATAACGAAGTAGCGAAAGTGGTGTATGAAGGTCATGCTTCTCAAGGTCTGAATCGCGCCTATGAACATGAGCGCCTTGCTCTCTTCGATTCGCGCGCTTTCATCGTGCCGCGCGAGGAAGTTCTTAACGCTTTTGAATATAGGCAGCAGGATTGTACGCGCAATTCTATCCAGTCTGTAGGCCAAGCTTATTTTTCTAATAAAGAACTCGACCACAAATCTTGTAACGATATTCAAAATATGCTTTTTACACAGGCAGGTATTAATTGGAATAACTATCCATTGGGTCTCAAACGTGGTGTTTGCGCGAAACGAGAACCAACTCTAGTGGATGGAAATGTTTCTCGTATGAAATGGGAACTGCATGAGAATATTCCAATTTTTCATGAGCATCCAAATTACATCAACGATATTGTATATCATAAGGAGAAATAATAATGACTGATTATATTATCAATCCTTCTACTTTCTATTGGTTTAATGTATTTAATAGCCTAAAAGATTTTACTACTATACTTGCGTGCTTTAGCGGCGTAGGTACTGTTGTATGCGCCTTTATATGGATTTATAACTATACTGAATGGATAGAGTATGAGTGCGAGCGCTATAAGGAATACGCGCGCATTAGCAGACGCGCAACGATAGGTCTGGGCATTGTAACCTTTATTTCAATTATTGCCGCTATTTTCCTTCCAAATAAGGAAACTAGTGTTGAAATACTAGTCGCGCGAACCCTAACACACGATAACGTTAACTGGACTATAGCCCAGATTAAGGAAATCGTTGACTATGTTGTTAAAAATCTTGGGAGGTAAAGTATGATAGTTAGTATTGCTGTTGCCGCGGCAGCCCTTATTGTAGGTATTATCACTGCTGTTGTGAAACGGGACGGCTCGTATGTTGGAAAAGGTTGCCTTGTAGCTCTATGGGCCGGAATATTCCTCCTCATATCTGCGCTTTGGAGCGAAGCTATTCCTATTGACAAGTGTGAGTATAGTACAACCGATACTCCCATAATCTCATTGCGCACTGATGCCGCCGCAGACGGCGCATTTTTCCTAGGCACCGGGCGCGTAGATAATGACATCTACTATTACTATATGGCAGAAACCGATGCGGGCTACCAGATGAACAAGGTGCGCGCAAGCCGTGTTTATGTGCGCGAAAGCAATGAAGTGCCGCCACATCTTTCTGTTATGAGATGTACTGGCTTCATACACTGGTATGATTATCTTCTAAACGTGCCGGGCAACGTAGTCCAAATAGTGCTATATGTGCCTGAAAATACTATCTACCAGCACTTTGAAATCAAATGACGAAGTTTATTATTGACATTTATAATAAATACGACCCAATAGACAAGGCGGCTTCCCGTCTTGTCTTTTCGCATAATGATTAGTGGTGGGCAATTAAGGAGTTTTAGTATGAGGACGAGTAGTTGCGGCGGCCGATCCGTATAGAAGAGCCCGAGAATATTAACGAGTAGTTCTTTCTTTATGATACATATGCTGATGCTTATAATTTTGTGAAAAAAATTCGTGGTCTTGGATAAAATGATGAAGTTTATCTTGGCTTTTGATACATATTATATGAAGTAAAATTCTATCAAGGAGGAATATTACCATGGAAAACAAATTCTTTCTCCATCGTATTCGTAAAGATGGAGGCACTTATAATACAGGAATCGAAGTACATGATACTCTCGACTCCGCAATCTAGTCCTTTCATGCACAAATGAAAATGGCATACAATAACCCAAGTTATCCTAATATGACTTTTGTATCATGTATGGTAACAAATGAGAAAGACGAAGTAGTTGGGAAATACAATGAAACTTGGTCTAAAGGAAATATATCTGATTTCTTTGTTCACTCTATTCGTCATGATGGAGACACTTATACAAAAGGAATTGAAGTACAACCTGTATATAGTGCGGCTTGCCGCTCTTATCATACTCAACTTGAGTTTGGTTATGGCAATACTAAATTTCCAAATGTAACATTCGTTGCTAGTAAAATTACTGGCGGCAGCGGCATTATACATAAGTCAGAATCTTGGACAAAAGAATAATATATGGCGGCAGAAATGCCGCCTCTTTTTTTATTTGACTTTTGTCTAAATTTATACTATAATATGTATATAGAAAGGAGTAGATTATGAATACAACAGTTCTTAAGGCCGCTACAATTCTAAGTGATTGGCAGTGGCGAAAAATGGACCCTCAAGACCTAGAGAACTATATACGTCAAGATTTGGCGCAACAACTTGTTGATTTCATTATCAATGAGGATTTGATTAAGGTACATATGGATAGAGATTTATCTACTAATACCGTTACTATGCGAACACAACTTAAAATTATTCAGGAGTAATAATATTGGATGGTGAAAAATATAATGTTTAATGGTGATGAAATTTTTGGAACCCGTAATAAAGATGGAACATGGGACTTAGAAATAACAGGACTAGACTCTAATTCAGATGGCAACTCATATGAGCAAATACTTACTATAAGAGGCGCCAGTATTGAAATAGAAATGTCAACATTCGAGTCACCGAATGTTAATGTAAAGGCTGGTGATACAGTACAAGCAGAACGACACAGGTTCTTTTAATATAAGGAGGCGCAATTGAAATGGAAGATAATAGAATATGTTGTCAAAGTGTACAGGATATATTAGCAACACTAGGAACACCAGTAAACAAGTCCTTTCTTACAATAGATACGTCTGCCCTTACAGTTAATCCAACGGTCATTGCCACTACTAATTGTAACCCATGGGAACAATTGATAGAAGATAAATTAAAAGAATATTGTAGCTCTACCGATAAGCATTTGGATGACTTAGAGGAAGATATTGATTTTCTAAATGAGATGCGTAAGGAAATGAATAACACGGTAGCTTATCATGATGATATGATTGGTCAATACAAGTCCGATATAGCGTTTCTTAAAGATGAGAATGCTCTATTACACGGTCTATTAAATAATTTACAAAATCAAATTTATGAGCTATAGGAAAGACTTGACAACCAATAAAAATTATAGTATAATAAAAGAAAAAAGGAGATAAAAAAATGAAGGGTATTAAGATGTCAAATTGTCGCTTTTATGTAGATGAGGATGCGCGCACGGTTGTTTGCGTTATTCCTAATACAAAAACAATGGTAGTAGATTACATTGAGGAAAACTTTAATTTTAATGACATAAGCCTAGCAGATTTCGGCTATAGTCGTTCAGTATTTCAGTCACTTCTAATGCCTAACTCTTTTATGGGTAAGGCTGTGTGCGCGGCTGAAGACCCGTGGAATGAAGAGGCAGGAAAATTGCTGGCTTATTCGCGCGCGAAGGACAAGTGTTATAAGAGTTTCTTTAGGCGCGCAAACTACTTCGTTCAGCTAATTGATGGGCGGCTTGGCGATATGGTAGAACATTTTAATAATTTCGGGATAAAGCTTGCTGATAATACGAAGCGTGTTGAAGACAAACTGGCGACGCTAATTCCGAAAAGTGACGATGAAGAAGAAGAATAAAAAAATAAAGGGCGAGACTCAAAGTCTCGCCATTATTTTTTGTATCAGGCCACGTATTATATGCAGTATTGCGGGACGGCTCAAGGATACTTTTGCGCCCGGATAATAAAATCCTAGTATTTCTTTGTATGTTTTTCCGGCCCGTGCTGCGGCGACAGCGCCTTTCTAACTCATCCCTACTCCATGACCGCTTTTCGCGCTAGAGTCCCATGGGTCTAGCTGCGCGATTAGGTATGGTTTTTTAGTGCCCCATACTTCCTCACTAGAATAAGTACGCCCGCCATTTGCTTCGCAATAATTAGCGCTTATAACATTATCATTATAGGTAAGTACCTATCCTTTAGTTTCCCATGCGGCTTTCGCGCAAGTAGCATATCCAATTCTATTTGCTCTATAGGCTTGCGCGGTCGCGCTACTATCAGATATTACTTTTCCCGAAAGTACCCCTCTTGCAATTGCAAAGCTTCTTGCCGCGACGGCCTAAGCTTTACAGGCTTCAAGCGGCGCATTACCTACTTCTGAAGCGACAACGCAAGTTACGTAGTCTTCAAGGTCAACATCTATAATAGTATTTTTCGCGCACTTATAATACTCCATATTTGTGTTAGTTGTAATCTTAACTTTCATATATACCACCTCTAACTATAAGTATTTGACTTATCTCAAATCTATGATATAATATACTTATGAAAGGAGAAAATTATGAGTGCATTGGAAAAACTTAACAAATATATAGAAACAAAACATACAGTAACTGATACTCATTATATAAAACTAATATTGGACGCTATTTGTGAAGGCTACATCCAACGTATTCACACTGAAGGCGTTCTATACGAAGTACATGCTGACAGATTGGAGACAGATGAATGAACGAACGTTATTTTAAGTTTGCGCGCGAGGCCGCAAAAGAATCTACATATCACGGTTCTCACCACTTCTCTCCTTCAATTGGCGCTGTGGCAGTTTATAAAGGCTCCATTGTTGCAAGTGCCAGCAATTCCGATAAAACTTCACCGCTACAAGCGCGCTATAATGTGTATCGCTATCGCGGCAGCAACACTCTTCCAAAGGTACACGCAGAAACCGCGCTTCTGCAACGTTTGCGGTGGAAGTTTGGCGATTCAATACAGTGGAATAAGGTACATATCTATCTTTATCGTGAATATGCCGATGGTTCTCTTGCGCCGTCGCGCCCGTGCCCGTCGTGTCTTGCAATGCTGCGCGAGTATGGCATTACCAAGATTTCTTACACTACCGAGGACGGGTATGCTACTGAACACCTAAAATAATTTTAACCCTCGCAACAAAAACCTAAATATCATTTTTACTTTACCCTCTCTATTATGAGGAAAAATGTTTCGGCGCCATCAAATGATGGCGCTATTTTAATTTTGAGAAAAAGGAGGTAAAATGAATGGCTTTTAATTTAGACGCATATACTAAAACGTAGTGGGCCGCGGAAATGCCAATTACAGCTGAACGTATGGATAATCTAGAAGAAGGCGTAAAAACTAATAGAGATGTCTTACTTTCGGTGAAAGACTTACCAGAGTAGTTAGCAGAACGTCCTACTACAGTTTAGGTACAAGCTCTCGTAGATCAAGGAGCCGGCCAAGGCGCATGGGCAAAGACGGAAATTATTACAGCTATGGAAGACAAGTATAGCTCATTAAAAAATCGCTTTGATACAGATGAACAAAATACTGCGGCGATTAAGAGTATGCTTGGCTCGAAAAATAATCCAGAAACTGGTGAAACAGAGGATGCTTTTTCCAGCGTTAATACTGTTTATAATGCAATTACTGGCTTGACTGATACTACAGACTTAACTAAACTAGAAGTACGTAGTGCCCGTACAGATAGCGTAGCTAATGTATAGTATGATTCTTTATATTTACATCTAAGAAATATAGATTTAAATATAGATAGTGCTAAGGCCGCGATTTTAACAATTGAATCCGCCGCAGGAGAAAACTCAACTCTCGCCGCACGTATGGCTCAATTAACTCAGTTATAGGCTGAAGTAGATGAGGCTCGTCGCGCTGTTGCAGAAGGTGAAGCTCCTGATACATTAGCAAAACGTTTTGCTGCGCTAGATGCACAAATTAATACGTTACTAGGTAATGTAGGTAGTTTGAATGATAACAAGGTTAATACTACTGATATTGTTAATGACTTAATTCATACTGATACTAATAAGCCACTAAGTGCCAATATGGGTAAAGCTTTACGCGATATGATTGGTGGCACATATGATGCTACTAATACTGTTGCAGCCGCAATTACTTCTGCCGCATCAACTGCGGAAGCTAATGCTAAAGCTTATGCTGATAATGCTCATATTAGTGAAATTGACGCAGCGCATCGGGACGGCTCAGATACTCTAGATGCACGTTTCGATGACATAGAAACAGAAATCAATACGGCACATCGTGATTTAGGCACTGACCCAGAGACTGAAGAAGTAATAGTTGATTCTCTGAATAAGCGGTTCCTCGACGCCGAAGCGGATATCGCTGCACTTCAAAGCGAAGTTGCTGCAACGCATACCGAGAATGCATAGAACTTGAATAGCCGCTTAACTACTATTGAATCTAATGCAGCAGCAGTCGCGGCAGACTTACATGCAATTGCGACTGAACTAGCAATGCTAGATGACCAAGACGTAATTAAGAATACCAATACTAAAATTGATGATTTAGAAGCCGATATTCAAAGCTTTGCGCGCGAACTAGCTATGGCGCGTGATGAAAATGGGCGCTTAGTTGAGACAAGTACACGTGTTGATACGATTGAAGGGGAAATTGCAAGTGCGCATCGTACAAATGAAGATACACTTGATGCACGCTTTGATAGTATTGAGGCAGCTATTTCTCATGCGGCTGGTGATAATGACGCTGGTGGCTTAACTGAACGAGTAACAGTGCTTGAAAATACTACAGCAACTCAGCAATCTGTAAGTGACTTAGCGGGCAGAGTAAGTACATTAGAGTCTCAACCAAAGTCTGCTACGACTGTAATAGAGGCTGATAGAATTACATATGATGCGGCTACTGGCGCGCCAACTATTTACACCGATAGTACCAAAACTATTCCAATAACCCTTTCTACAGATGTAGATTATCTCTTACAAAAAGAAGATAAGTACTATTATTGGAAATATATTCAAACTGGTTCTTCTCCCGACACATTCGAGTGGGCACTAATTAGTGGTGGCGGATCGGATGGCGGCAATAGCTCTGGCTTTGATATGACTGCTGCTGACTATGATGCTCTTACGGACGAAGATGTAGCAGTAAATACAGATTATTATGTCGCTCGGGAAGACGGTATCCATCATTATCGTTATGTTCCTAATACTAGCGGAGAAGGTCTACGAGAAATTGAAATAGGACAAATTGTTGATTTAAATAAAATTAAGCGTTATAATATCGGTTTATCAGAAGAAGGCGAAGGCGATAATGCTGTTACTTATTTAAATCTATATCAGTATGATTATGCTGATACAAACAATACTGATACAGAAGAAAAAGCCTATTTCAATCGTGTTGCATTGCCTAAAGGTGGCGGTGGTGCCGCGGCAGGTGGCGTAAGAAAACGTTTAACACGTATTGGCGACCAGCAAATACAAAAAATTGTTGGTAGTACCATTCTTCTACAAGTATTCTATTCCTATTGGACAACCAATGTAAACGAACAAAATCAAGTTGAACCAGAAGAAAGTAGCGCTGGTACATTTGTTTTAAAGAGTGGCAATACAGTTATTGAAACTGGAACAATTCCTAGCGGTGCATTTGGTGAAACAGTTGATGGCTTTAAAGAGGGTACTAATGGTTATTATCAATTTGATGTTACTAAATATTGTAAGGCCGGTAATACAAGTTTTGAATTAACTGTTACCACGAATGGTGAACCGCAGGGTAAAGACTGGGTTGTAAACTTAGTTGACTTACGCTTGGAATCTGACGCTCCATTAACTCAGTTAATTGATAGCACAGAATCTTTCTCTTTCCCATATACACCTTTCGGCGCGCTTACTAAGAAGTTATTTGTAAAGGTGGATGGAGTAGCTCTAGTGCCTGAAGGAACAACTCTAGTTGCAACAACTTCTGGACGTACTGCTTATTATACGATTCCCGCGCAAGAACATGGCACCCATAAGATTGAAATGTATTTAACTGCTTCAATCGGCGGCGTACCTCAAACAACTGCAAGTCTAATTCGTGAATACATTTGGTATGATGTTGATAATGAAGATACACCAGTACTAATTGCTTCTCCTTTAGATGGACAAACTGTTACTGCGCAGCAATATTCTACAATTGAGATTCCATATCAAGTTTATAAGAAGGGTGCTTCTACAATTGATGTGTATTATTATCTCAATGACAGTGAATAGCCTTATGACCACGTAGTCCTAGATGGCGTAAATACAGGAACTTTTTCTTATGTAATCGCCAATGAGAATGATTCAAAAATTACTATCAAAGTCGATGAAGAGATAATTACAGTTAATTTAGACGTTACACCTCTTAATATTAACGTATCTCCAGTTGCGGGAGCAATTATTGATTTTGATCCTACATCATTGACTAACAATTCCGCAAATCGCTTACCCAGTTGGACAGTTGGCAGCGGCAGTAATGTAGCAACTTATAGCATTACTACTTCTGATAACTTTAACTGGTCTAATGATATTAGCGGCGGCGGTTATAAAGAAGATGAAGATGGTAAGTGCTTTGTAATTAAAGCCGGGTCTTATATAGATCTTAACTATCCATTATTTAAACGCGGATTACATACTCCCGCTAATGCCAATTCCACTGTATTTGATCGTGGCGCGGAAATGAAGGTTATCTTTAAAACTAAGGCCGTCCGCAATATCGATGCTATTTGGCTTTCTAATACAGGAAGTTTAACTGAAAAGACAGTTGGTATTTAGTTAGGAGCGCATTCTGGCTGGTTAAAGACAGATAAAGCGGCTTCTTCTAATCAAGATGCGGCGGCTTCCGAATATCCTAAGTGGAGCGCGGATGGCACATATCAAATTAATGATGTTGTAATTTATAAAGATACTATATATAAATGTATTAAGACAATTACAGACGATCCCGAAACTGAAGATGATGAGACCAAGATGAATCCGAAAGATGCATCTTCTTTCTGGCTCTCTATGGGCAAAGTGGAAACTGAGATTTTAGCAACGAACAGTTACTTATATATGCCTTATTCTGAAGAGGACAAGATCGAGCTTGATATTAACATTAATAAATATGATGCCGCAGCGAAGAATAACTTTATTATGTCTTATGAAGATGGCGTACCAAGTAAGGTTTATTCTTATACATATGGCTCCGGCGGCGATGGACTATATCATGACAATACTATCCGTATTGGCTCTAATGATTGTGATGTATATATTTATCGCTTACGTATTTATAATCAATCTCTTGATACAGAAGATATCCTATAGAACTTTATCGCTGATGGCCGTGATATTGGAGAAAAAGTTGCACGTCATGATCGTAACTGCATCTATTGGGACAGTCAACAGGAGCAATATTTTATTTCTGCTTCTCAGACCGCTTCTCTTGATCCAGTTAAGTTTGCAGAACGTGTACCAAATGTTAAGGTATTAATGCTAGAAACACCTGTGTTTACAACAGGTAAAAAGAATTTCGTTTAGAACTCTACTTTACGTTGTATACATGCAAAAGGCGAAGAAGGAGTTGAATACGATTATCCGTCTCGCGGCGATGCTGATAACTGGTTCTTCCAAGGCGGTTTCCATTCAGGTCAAGGAACCACTTCTGATAACTACGGACAAAGCGCTCGCAATGTTGACTTCTTGTTTATTACAGATGGAGTTAATTACCCAACAAAGAAGAAAAATATGAGCGGTTATACGCCAAGTAGCGATTATGTTTCTTCTGTTTTAATTGGTGAAGATGCATCTCAGTGGGTAGAAGATACTAATTCACCGGGTATTTATCATTGGGCACCCGCACGCGAAGCAAACGAAAACGAGATTTGTCATAATTGGAAAGGCGATGATTGTAAAGTTAGCTTAACGGCTACTTCCGTTCCAAACAATTATTTCAATCTAAAGGTAAATGTTGCTTCCTCTGAGAATGTCAATAATGCGCTCTTCCAGAAGCGCTATGACGATTTTATTGACGGCATTTATCATTCTCCTGCGACAGCAGCGCAAAAGGCTAAACATGGTTATACTAATAATGTTAAAGTCAAGAATAGTATGGAGTTTGTACCTGCGGTTCTGTTTGTGCGCGAAACCGCTGATGATTTAAGTACACATACAGAGTTTAAGGATAAGGAATGGCATTTCTATGCATTAGGTAATATAGGCGATTCTAAAAAGACTGACTATACTCGTGCATATGATCCTAATGATATGAATGAATTTACTTGTGAAAACTCCGATAACAATACAAATAATGGTCAATTCCAATCTGGTGTCTTTACTTACAATGGTCATCGCGCAATTGAAACACCTTATAATGCCTATGATGCTGAAAAGACTTATGAGGCTGGCGCGATTACTGTTAATGAAGGTACAATTCAGGTATATGATGGCACTACTTGGACAGCGGCTTCACTGATTGGATGGAACGATGAGGAAAGCCCATATTTCGCTCCGTATACAGCGCCAAACCCAATGGAATATGTATATCCTATTAGTTCTAGCGAATGGAATGTACAAGTTTTAGATCCTTTAGCAGATACAAAACTATTTGCGGATAAAATTATCCATTTGAATTATAAGCATTATGCACTAGATGTAGAAGAGTTTGACGGTGACCATTCATTCGAATTCCGTTATGCTTGCTGCGGTGATTATCGTGACGGTGATTTAATTAATAAAACTGCTGGGCAAGATGATGATGCTTAGTTCGATTTAAATCATGGAGTAGTGTTAGCCTTCTATGAATGGTTAATTACTTCTACAGAAGAACAGTATGTAGCGGAAGCAGAGCAATGGTTTGTAAAGCCAGCAATGGAATTCTTCTATGCCTACACTCATTATTACACTATGATGGATAACCGCGCAAAGAATACATTCTGGCATTTTGCTAAAACTGGCACGCATCATGCTGTTAGTAGGCCCGTAAAAGCATTATTACATGTATATGACGAATTAAAGGACGGTGTATATGAACCCACTGAGGATACAGAAATCGATCCTGAAAAGACCTATTATACAGAGTATGCCTTTGACCTATGGGCTTACGATATGGACACGGCTGCCGGTATTGATAACAATGGTGCACTTGTTTTCCCATATGGTAAAGAAGATACGGATTATCGTACCGAAGGTGACGCATTGTCTGGCTATGCATTTAACGGTGCTGGTTCTATTTTCTGGCGCAGACTTCGCACAACTTTTGCAGATGAAATCCGTGATGTAATGAGTCGCGCAGATAGCAAATGCTTTAATGCTGAAAATCTTATCAATGAATTTGATAGATTCCAAGACTGCTTCCCAGAAGAAGTATGGCGTCTAGATATTGAGCGTAAATATATTCGTACATTTACTGGCTTATCTATGGATAATTCGGTCACGGTCGGAAAACAAAATCCTCGCTTCTTAACATCTATGATGTAGGGACGCAAGAAGTATCAACGTCGTCAATGGATTAGGGATTAGGGTGTTTACTTCAATAGTAAATATCGTTTATCTGATATTACTGATAATAGTAATACTATTGAATTTAACTGTACTACGCCTGCTACAACAGAAGGTATTGCTGTTACGCCAGATTATCATTTACAGTTAATTCCTTATCAAGATATGTACTTAAATGTGCAAGTTGGTAATGGTAACTATCAGCCGCAAATTCGCGCGAAAGCGGGTCAAACATATGTATATGATTTAAAAGATCCTCGTACAACACCTGGTAACTACTAGGAGACTCGTATTTATATTTCTGGCGCGAATAGTCTATCTGGTATTGGCAATTTAGCGCCAATGTATCCTTATTCTTTTGACTTGCGCGCTTTAAATCATATTAAAACATTAGATATTGGTACTGATAATGCAAATTATATTAATACTAAATTCACAGAATTAAAATTACCAGATAATATTCCTTTACTTGAACGTTTGAATCTTAAGAACTGTCATAGTGTAGCCGGTACCATCAGCTTAGATAATGCAAACAATATTCGTGAAGTTACGGCAGAGGGAACTGCTATAACTGGTATTTCCTTGCCTGACTATACTAATATTGAAACATTACATATTCCTTCTACTATGACCACATTAAATCTCTATGGTGCGCGTTTCTTATCAGACTTTAAAGTTATTAATAGCGCCGGTGATGTAGATTATAGTGCTCTATTCAAACTATATGTATATGATAGTGACTATTCAGAAGATGTAGATTGGATAGATATTGCTACTGCAATAATAAGTAAGCATAGTCTTGAAACTGAGATTTCTTTACTTAAACTTTCAACCGCAACTATTGATGATATTCAAACGTTAGAACCATTTAGTGAGTTTAAAACTGAGCTAGAAGATGCTGGTAATGATCTAGTTCTTGGTGGTACAATTACTGTTACTGGCGACTGGTCGGAAATTGAACGTGATAATTACATGACAGTTTGGCCGCAGTTAAATCTACAAGTCAATGAAGATAATAAGCAGAATAAATATAAGGTTACATATGAACACGATGATGGCACTATTCTAGCTACACTTTATATAGATGAAGGTAGCGCAGCACCAGATATCTATTCCACTGGTGTTCTATCGTAGATGCCGACAAAGCCTTAGACAGAACGTGAATCTTATATTTTTGGTAGCCGAGATGACTTTACTAGTGAATATATTGAATATTCAGGATGGCATTTAAGCAGCTCTAGTTAGCCAATCTCTCAAACCGGGCTTCCTTATGTCTTCTCTAATTTACGTATTATTACGTACTTTAGGGCGGTACCGCGTACATATTAGATTAAGTGGTACTTAGATAAAGAGCCAGATGGACGTTTGGTAAAGACTAGTCCTGGGCTAGTTGCTTATGGCGGCGGATATGACCAAGAAGCTCCTACAGTACAGGAAATTCATGCTGCCAATTTTGAAACTTGCTCTATTAACTTTAATGGCGCTTATGTAACATATAAGATTTTTAATGGCTGGGAGAAATTACCTACCAATATTAATCCAACCGCGGCGGATACTTATTATGCAATTCATGCAAATTGGATTGAAGGAAAGAATATTTCCATTAATACGTTGTTTGCAGATACTAGCAATCTTTCTATTGAATAGCTAGCAGTACTATCTGCCATGGATGGCTCTATGAAAGATGCATACAACATCAGTGATAAGATTGAAACTGGTGTAAATCGCATGATATGCACTATGGGCGCGGATAGTATAGTAGAAGGTACTGAGTTAGTTAGTACTCCATTACGTACTGATGGTGCGAACTTTAGACCATATGCTACCACAATTCAACCGTTACGTACTGATAATGATGCATTCACACTAGCCATAGATTTCTGCTTCAATGAGGAAATGACAGAAAGTATTACTACAAACTATAGCACTCTTGTCAGTTGCTATTATAGTGATATTAGTAGCGGCATTAAGAATGGCTTTGGTCTATTCTATGGAAAATCCGGGAATACAATTTCTGGGCCTCGTATTGGTTTCGGAGATATGTATAATGCGGCGAGTTAGTCTGTAGAAATTGGCTCAAGTACAACGCTAGGCATGAGAAATATGGTTGTATTACGTCATCCCGCGAATGAGCCTACCTTGTATGTTTACTATGGTCTAAATGGCTCTAATGTAGCTTCTGAAGTTGCTGTATATCCAATTAATTGGCAGAATTATAATTCTGATGCCTATATTAATATTGGACAATTAGGTAGTGGCGCTGATTCTACAGACGGTGCAACACGCCAAGTTTCCAATGGTAAAGGCACGATTTATTGGATGAAATATTGGCCCGAGGATTTAGGTCAAGGTGAATGTAAGCGCTTAGCCAACTGGCCGCATGAACAAATTACATATGGTTTATCCTATCTTAGTGATAATGCCACTACTTCTGTTCGCGCGATTGGTAATACGGCTAAGAGTTCAATCAACCTAGCTTCTCTATCTACACTTGCTTATGGCACTTATTATCAAGGTAGAGTATAGAGTGACGGTTTTGGATGGGGCAATTCTTCATTAGATACTATTATGAATACGCGTGTCGTTGGTGGTTTACCAATTGCATTACAATCTATATTATGCAAAGACGAAACTGCCTATACTATTGGTAGCATGGTTTATGATCCACAAATGGGCTTTACTTATAGCTTATCTAATAGTGGTGGCATTACGCGTGATTATATACGTCCATATAGTTTAGCGCATGTATTGATAAATGATTCTGTATATAAAAATTTAGAAGAAAATAATATGCCTGCGCCGCTACCTTGGCTAGATTTAGACAATATTATTGTCTATGATTATTAGGCTAATGGTTGGACTGTAAATACTAGTAATAGTAGCGACTTTATGTATTACTTAAATCTACGTTTCCCAAATAAAGCAATTTCTTGGGGCGAGGGCGATTATCGTATGCGCGTATTTAGAGAACTTAACTCTAGTACTGTAGTACCATCTTCTACTACTGTAGCAGATAGTATTTACATTAAGACTAACGAATTACGCAGCGGAGATATTTATGTAATGGAAAAGGCGGGTTCAACCTATACGTACATTTTTGTCACTACAGCAGAAATGCAAGCATTAGGCTTATAGCCCGTTTCTACGACTTTTGATGCTAGATTAGGCGCATCTACACAAGGCGCTCCTGCTGGTAGATGGCTCGAAGCCGATGAATACTGGACACGTTCAGTAATTGTTAATAACGGTTTCAACTTTGGCTATGTCTTAAAGAAAGCCGGTGTTAATAATAATACAACAAATCAAGTTGATTCTCGCGGCTTGAAGTTTAGTCAAATCTTAACGATCTAATATATAGGAGGTAGGATTTATTCCTACCTCCTCTTTTTGAGGTGTTGTTAATGAAATATTATAAGATAATGACCTTTGAGAATAAGATGATCGGCGCGGTATCTTCAGCTAATTTTGTTCGTTATTCTACGCTTGGCCATAGTTATTTACGTTGCAATGAGAAAAAGGGTGAATATGTAGTATACGATGGAATTACTTACCGCGCCGCTTGGATGATGCCTTGTAAAACCGATAGGGCATATATTGAAGCACAGGTTATAGAGATTTCTGAATCAGAATATCAAATCTATATGGATGCAATTGAAAAAGATGAAGAGTTACCGGTAGAAGAAGATGACATTCCACCTTTACCCGAGTCAACTGATGAAATAGAAGCAGAATCAATCGCATTTGTACGCATGCATAAGATTGCAGAAATGTCCGCGGCTTGCCGCCGTGCGATTGAAGAAGGAATTGATTTAGATGTACATGGCGAAACGCGTCATTTCTCTCTTACTACACAAGACCAGCTTAACCTAATGAGTTTAAGCGCTATGGCGCAAACTCAAGATATAATCCCATATCATGCAGATGGGGAAGATTGTGTTTTCTTTACCGCAGAAGAAATTAATTAGATTGTCTCTGCGGCAACAGCGCATAGAGTATACCATACAACATATTATAATGCGCTTAAAAAATATATCAATGCGCTTGAGACAATAGAAGCAATTGCCGCAATTACTTATGGAACTCCAATTCCAGACGAATATCAGTCTGAAGTATTAAGGGTGATTGAAAATGAAACGGTTTCTTAAAGATATTATTTTATTTTTAATCTTTGGCGCAATCTATTATGCACTTGAATGTATATGGAAAGACGGTCTATTACATTGGACAGTGTTTGTCCTAGGTGGATTAATTTGCGTACTAATTGGCGGCGTTAATGAAAAAATAGAATGGGATATGCCATTCTTCCAGTAGTGTACAATTGGTATGGGTATTGCTATTTTTAGTGAGGCATTTGCGGGTATTATTCTTAATATTATATTAAAACTTAATATCTGGCATTATTCACGCTTATCTTTCTTCTGGCATCAATGTAGCGTACCTTTCTGCATTATATGGTTTATACTTGCTTCTGCTTGTATTGTTTTGGACGATGTACTACGATGGAAAATGTTTGGAGAAGAAAAACCCCATTATAGACTGAGGTGATTTAAATGGCAAACAAAGTCGCTGCGGCGGCCCTACAATACAGTAAGAAACTTAGCAAATTTATTTGTTGGGTTTGGGCCATTTATCGGTTCTCTGCGCTCGTAGCTATCGCAATTGTCCCTTCCGCCGCAGAAGCATTTGCTTCTTCAATTGTTGGGATGGATACAATTATGATGGCGAATGTGTCTACATATTTGGTTAATAGCTTAGGAGAGAAGTATCTTTATAGTGATAAGTTTTTACTTCACTGGATTGACAAAGGTGGATTGAAAACTATAATTAATCGGGTAACTAATAAGTTAAACGAAGAAGAAGAAGAAGATGGAGGTGAAGAAGATGGCGACAGTGAAAACGGCTGACCTTATTGATAAGTTTTGGTATGCCTATAATAATAAATGGGGGTACATACTTGGCACAGCAGGAGAAAAATGGACTCAAGCAAAGCAAGATGCAGCAACAGGTGAAACTGCTAGATTATATGGTTCTCGTTGGATCGGACATATGGTAGCGGACTGTAGCGGACTTTTTACTTGGGCATTTAAACAACTTGGAGGATTTATGTATCACGGCAGTAACACAATGTGGAATAAGTATTGTGTTGCGTAGGGAAAGTTAGTAAACGGGAAACGTTCTGATGGATAGGAATTGAAGCCTGGTACGGCAGTTTTCGTGCTAAAGAATGGCAACGATCGTTCTCATGTAGGATTGTATGTTGGTGAGGGCAAAGTTATTGAGGCTTCTGGTACGAGAGTGGGTGTAATTATTACAGAAATTACACATTCTAAATGGGCTGAGTGGGGCGAACTTAAGGGCGTTGAGTATGGGGACATGCCTGCTCCAACTCCAGCTCCAGCACCTGTAACTGGTAGTGCTGTAGTAAATGCCACAAAAGTAGCATTACGTTCTGCGCCATCTGCCAGCGCGAATGTTCTAACGCGTGTAGATAAAGGCGAACGTGTTTAGGTGCTTGAAGATACCGGATGGACAAAAGTTACCTATCAGGGTAAAACAGGCTATATGATGACGAAATTCCTTAATATTTGACTTTTTACATTTTATGTGATATAATAAAAGAAAAAGGAGGAAATGAGAAATGACAAACATTACTCAAATTATAATTGGCGCAATTATTATCCTAATTGGCGTCTATGTAAGTTTTGTTCGCCCTTGGCTAATGGCTAAGCTGACTCCGCAGCAACTTTAGCTTCTGCGCCAGTTCTCTCGTGTAGCGGTTTCTGCCGCAGAGCAGATTATCACTATTACAACTGGTAAAGATAAGAAAAGGTATGCTATGGATTTAGTAAAACAGCTACTCGCAAAGTATCATTTAACTTTTGATGAAGATGTAGTTAGCGCGGCTATTGAAGAGCAAGTCTTTGAGATGAACAAAGAGAAGGAATCCAAACATGAAAATAGTGAAGGTTGATGGCAATACAGGCCCTGTTAGGCTCCGTAGAGAGCCTAGCGGGCGAATTATTACTGCTATTCCGCAAGGTACAGCGGCCGATGTACTTGAAACTGAAGACGACTGGAGTAAAGTATTGATAAATGGTAAAACGGGATGGATGATGAGTAAGTTTTTATATGATCCGGCGCAAAAGTCAAGTTTATCTGAACTAAAAACTAAGTTAAAAGAGGTTTTGGCGCTACTGGATCAATTGGAGGATTAAGATGAGTAATTATTTTCAGACTTAGAATTAGCAGCCACTAGTAAATGGCGGGGCATCTTTTACTCCATATAATAATAATCCGTATTTTCCTATGTAGCAACAGCGTTTGCCTGTGTATACAGCGGCACCAATTCACGGCGAGAATGCCGCATGGCAATTCCCTATGGGCGCTAATAGCGAGATTTATTTGCCAGATGCAGATTAGGATATTATATGGTGGATTAGGACAGATGCTAATGGAAATAAGAATGTACAGGGGTTTGATGTAAAGCCACATCAAACACCAGTGCAAGTAGATACTAATGACTTAGCGGCCCGTTTAGCCGCAGTGGAGGAATGGATAAATGCCAAGTCTAATAAGTCAAATGCGAAACGGTCAGCAACCACAACAGTTGGGGCAGACACAGTCACTTGATAATTCTATACAACAAGTTAAAGGAATGATGCAGCAACTCAAAATGGCATCTAATCCTCAACAAACGTTTATGGGAATGATACAATAGAATCCATAGTTTGCTCAGATTGTTCAGATGATGAAGGCTAATCCGAATGGATTGGAAGGAGTAGCTAGACAAATGGCACAAGCGAATGGAGTGGATTTGAATCAAATTATTAAACAGTTAAATACATGACTTGTGACGAGATACAAGAGCTTCATGTTTTAAAATAAGAGGGACTCTTGTCCCTCTTATTCTTTTTATAGGAAGTGATTCAATGGCGAATTATTAGAGTGCTTATACGGGTGCATAGCACGATTTATATACAACTAGACAGAGTTTAATTGATTTAATATATCCAGTTGGTGCAATTTATATTAGTGTTGCTTCAACAGATCCATCCTCATTATTTGGAGGTACATGGGAAAGAATTCGAGATTAGTTTTTGCTGTGTGCCGGAGATACATATACAGCAGGAAGCATTGGTGGCAATGCGACACATAGTCATACTACTCAAGCACATACATTAACGATTAACGAGATACCTAGTCATAGACACAATTCAGTTACTCGGCACTCGGGCACAGATGATTAGAATTTTAGCGGACATATAGCGAATGCTGTTGCGTCAAATGATACGACTCCAGCCTAGGACCAATTATATACTGGTTATACTGGAGGTGGGGCGGCGCATACCCACGGAAATACTGGCACGGAAAGTTCTTTACCTCCATATTTAGCAGTGTATGCTTGGTAGCGTACGGCTTAAGCAAAGGAAGTATCAATTATGAGTAATTATCAATCTAGCGGTATATATGTGGGAACGTATTGCATAATACTAAGGAGGAAAATAAATGGGAGAATATAATTTAGCTTATACAGGTTCTCAAGTTAATGCTGCTCTTGCAGAAAGTGCTCGTCTCTTAGAGGGGGGGGCGGGATAACCCAAAATGAATTTAATGATTTTTCTACCAATAGAATTGGTGCGCTTGAAGAAATAATCTTTTCAAGAGTACACTATGACGCAAATGGAGATGTATCTTTTACTGGTTGGATTCCATTCAACACTGAAGAAATAAACATTGGGGCTACTTGGTCAAATGGTCAATTTGTTTGTACTAAAGCGGGAATTTATATTGCGAATTTTACAAATTATTCAAATTCTATGACTAGTGGTAGAACCGCAGTGGCACACTTAAATTCTTCTGGTGCATAGTTAGAAATGAATATGGTAAATCAAAATCAATCAACTAGTATTACAGCAATTTATAAGTGTGCTGTAGGCGATAAAATAGTGGCTGGAGCATATTCTTCTACTTTTCCAATGAGTATTTATTCAGCAGGGGGTCATAATGAATTTACAATTTTTAAATTAGCCAATATTAATTCATAATTTAAAATTTTTAAATTTTCCTAAGTACGAATTAAAAATTCGTACTTATTTTTTTTACTCTCCCGCAGATTTTTTTAAAGTTTAGTCGTTTCATTATCACCTATCATATGATTGGAGTAATCCAATCTCTTCCTTTATATCATAGTACTTTACAAAAATATTTTTAAAAGGAGGCAGATTATGATGGGAGAAAACGGACTTAGTGCTTCTGATGTCGCCCTACTCAACAACGATGGCATGGGCGGAAATGGTTGGGGCGGAATGATTTGGCTTTTCGCTATCCTCGCTATGATGAACGGTGGCTTTGGATTTGGCGGTGGCTATCGTCCACAGTATGCAACCCAAGACTTTGTACAGAATGGGTTCAACTTCAATGATCTACAGGATCAAAATCGTGACCTAATGCAGGCTATTAATTATGGTGCTTCTCAGTCCATAGCAACTACTAATCAGGTATATCATGACCTAATGAATGGCCTATCTGACAAGTACAATGAGCTACAGCGTGATATCGCTGGCCTAGCTATTGGTCAGGCTAATCAACTTGCTCGCTTCAACGAGTGTTGCTGCGAAACAAAACAAGCTATCATGCAGAGCAATTATGATGCTGCAATGCGCGATGCTGCGACTAATGCTAACTTCACAGCTCAGATTCAGGGACTAAAAGACATGATTAAGGACGACAAGATGGAAGCGATGCAGAATCGTATCAACCAGCTAGAACTCCAGAATCAGCTAAATGGTGTTGTTCGTTATCCTCAGGGATGGACATACAATGCCGGTAATTCTCCATTCTGTGGAGGATGCAATATGTAATTAAGAGTGTATTCAGTACACCATAACATATAAGCTAATGGGCGTACTTATGTACGCCCTTATTTTTTATTATACGGAGGTAATAGAAATGTTACAAACTTATTCTAGCAATTTAGCAGTAGAAGCTAATGCCCCATTCGTATTCAATAACGTAGTCGTAGACAAGGGATGCGGCGAAAGCCTAAGTGCTCCTAGCACCATTCAACTTAATAAACGTGGTATTTACCTAGTAGAAATGGATGGTTTTGCTACTCCAGATGCCGCGACTGAAGTAACTGTACAGCTTTATGTAAATAATGTAGCTCAGCCACAGGCGATTACAACGTTTGTTCCTGCCGCAGTAACTGACACTCGCACATTTGGTTTTAAAACTTTTGTACGTGTACTTGAAAATAACTGCAACTGTAACTGTCTCACTAGTCCAACTACCCTCCAGTTTTTAAATGGTGAAACCGCACTTACAGATGCTCATATTAATGTAGTTGTAACCCAGATTCGTTAATGTGGAATTAGAACTTTGTAGATACAATAAATGTTCTTGATTTTCTTATTAGCCTCCAAAACTTAAATGAAAATACTAAACAAACTGATAAACAAGAAATTGAAGAACATTTTAATTCCTAGTTAAATAACGTTCTAGGTGAGATACAATCTCACCTAGAAAACTAGGATAAGAAAATTGATGCTATTTTATAGCGGCTGGAGGAGTTATCATGACAGTAGAAGAAATCTTTAATAAACTTGCTTCTCATATGGTAGAAGGAATAATGTATCATGATGATATGGCAAAAGCATATGATTTCTTGGGCTTTTATGGCTTTGCTAAATGCCATGATTATCATCATATCTGTGAAACCAAAAATTATCGTAAACTTTCACACTATTACGCAACTCATTTTCATAAGCTAATTAAATTAGAAGAACTAAATCAGCCCAAAATTATACCAGAAAATTGGTTTAAACATGCCACGCCAGAGGTAGACGTAGCCACCAAGCGTAATTCAGTAAAAGACTTAATTACAAAATGGGTAAATTGGGAAAAAGAAACTAAAGTTTTATATTAGTCTATGTATTAGGAATTATGTTCTATTGGTGAAGTTGCGGCTGCAATGCTTGTAGAATGCTTTATCTGCGATGTAGATGAAGAATTAGAATGGGCACAAAAGAAATGGATAAAGTTTGAAACACTAGGCTATGACATTGGAGCAATACTCAAATGTTCAGAAGCTTTACATAAGAAATATAAATAAGGCGGTGGTAGTATGATTAGAGTAATATAGCGACGCTTAATCATTCCTCGCGGCGATACGGGGACTTTTACTCTACCTTTACTTCCTGGGACAGAGCAAGGAGATATAGCGGTCTTCTCTATCTATGATCCACTAAAGAAGGAAGTAATTTATCAAAGACAATATCCAATCACAGAGGAAGAACTCAACATTCCTTTTGAACATGAGGATACACTAGAAATAGAACCAAGTAATAGGTATGAATGGGATGTTAAGATTTATAAAACACCCGTATATGCAGATGGCGCCGATACATCCGATCCTAAAACAATTCCAACCAATGGCGCATCTATTGATTCCTATTACTCTGCTTTTAGTCTTCCTATCTGTGAAATTAGGGAGTTCGCATGAGATATATAGATACACGGCATCGAACCCGGGATTTATTATTGGAATACGAGCCAACAATAATGCCACTGCATCCTCGCGCCGGAGGCTTAGCAGTTTTATATCCTTGGGGTAATAATAATGATAGCGGCAGCGTAATGCCGCCATTCCCGAATCCTTCCGCAATTAGCTCTATCTATCCATGGGAGATGCAAAATCTTGCCATTATGGGTGATTGGCTATTCAACTTTGCGGCTAATAGCGGCTACAAAGGCACGCGCGAAGAGTTCTACAAATATTTTGGCACCTATCTTGAAACTAACAGACAAGAAATTCTATTTGAAACTTTTGATAATTTTCCTTCTGTTGGAACGGAGGATATGTTATATTTTGACCTTGATAATAAAATCTTATATTATTGGGATGGAGAATATATTCCCGTAAATGCTATGTTGATTACGAATACAATTTTGAATGGAGGCGAAGCCTAATGGCAACTAATACAGTAAAAGTTACTTTACAAATTAGGCATGACGAAGCCGCCGATTGGACTACGAGAAATCCCGTACTTGCCGCTGGTGAGTACGGGCTTGAGTCTGATACTTTTCTAATAAAGATAGGTGACGGCGTTCGTGATTGGGCGCATTTACCCTACCTAAATAAATTAGATACACGTTATTTCAAACTAATGTCAGACGGTTCATTGACATTTAGCGATGAATTTACAGAAAATTTAGAAGTTATTTCTGCTATTGCGGGAGATGCAATCGAACATTTAACAATTACCAATCCGCCTGTTGAGCCAACAGACGCTGTTAATAAACAATATGTAGATGAACAAATTCTTGCGGCCAATCACTTAAAGCGTGAAGTTGTTACTGAGTTGCCCGCGGCCGCAGAAGCGGATGAGAATACATTATATATGATGCTTTCTACCGATGGTAGTCATTATGATGAATATATGATTATCAACGGCGTTTGGGATATAGTAGGTGCAACCGGTGATGGTTCCGGTACTTTCACATTAGAGGTCGCAACCAATATACGTTTAGGTGGTGTTAAGTCTGCTCCGCTAGATAATGAAGGGAACGTAATGACAGATTAGGATTACGTTATAGTTTAGAATACTGGTTTTATGACATTCAATCAAGTTTCAACCTCCAAATTATATGTACCAACTGGGGACACATTAGTTATCTATGGGGGTACAGCATAAGGAGGTGAAAGGCAATGGCGGAAAATGTACTTGAAACGAAAATACGATTACGCTATGGTACATATAGCCAATGGATGAACAGCGATGTGATTTTATTATTAGGTGAAGCCGCTATTTGCGCCTTTCCTCGTAATAGAGTTATTGATTAGCTTTCAAATAGTATGCCAGAGAATACTCCGCCAGCAATTGGAATAAAAATTGGTGATGGATAGCATTATTTTCATGAATTACCATGGGTACAAGCAATTGCTGCAGATGTGTTTAATTGGGCGAAACAAGAAAGCAAACCAACATATACAGCTCAAGAAATTCAAGGACTTCAAAGTTTTGTAGAAAACCTAGTTAGCGGAGACGTAGAAGTTAATATTGCTCCACGTATTTATCAACTTGTGCGTGGCACAGGAGAAAATATTGATAAATGGTATTTACGTTATAAGGAAAATAATGAGGAGTCTCCTTGGATAATTGACACTAGTACTTTTATTGATTTAACTGATTTAACTACAATCGTAAATTGGATTGGACGTTCTAATTTAGAAGATTATCCTACTCTTATTAATAGAACTTATGAACAAATTCAATATTTTATTAATCGGTTGAATAATACTGATGCCGCACGCACGCATTAGTTTGTTACTGCAGTAACAGAAGAAAATGGTATTGTTACAGTTGAACGAGCTTAGCCTGCGTTTGAAGATTTGAGTGGCGTTGCTTCGGTAGAACAGGGCGGTACTGGAAAAAATAGTTTGCCCGCGGATCAGGTGTTAGTTGGTAATGGGACAGAACCAATTTACACTCTACCAATTGCTGACTCTATAGCTAATAATAATGCGCTTGTTCCAAATAGAGTTATTAAACAATATGTAGACGGTTTAACTGCTGGACTTACCGGCGCAATGCACTTTATTGGTGAGGCAACCGTTGCTATTACTCCTAATAGTGGATTAGACCCACGTATTGGAGGATATGTATTTTCGCAGGCTTAGCCTGGCGATGTTATTTTATCTGAATCTAAAGAATATGTTTGGACAGGAGCAATGTGGCGATTGCTCGGCGATGAGGGTAGTTATGCAGTTAAAGGCAGTATTCGTGATGCTGATATTGATCCAGATGCAGATATTGCTCAAAGTAAAATTGCCCATTTGGCCGAAAGTTTTGATGAAAAAGTAGATAAGGTTGAAGGAAAAACTCTTACATCTAATGATTTTACCGATGAATTAAAATCAAAATTAGATAATATAGAAGAGGGCGCATAGCGCAACACTATTGAACATATTTTAAAAAATGGTGAAGAAGTTCGACCTACTACTATAGACAATTTACCGAATAGCGTTAATTTATAGATATCAGAGTTTACTGATGATGCACAAAGCAAATTAGCCGGCATCGAAGCAGAAGCGCAAGTTAATAAAATTGAACGCATTATTCTAGATGGTGAAGAAGTTACACCTGATGACAATAAGGTAATTACACTTACTTCTGACCCACATACTGAACATATTAATAAAATAGAATAGATATTTATTAACGGAAATGAATAGATTCCTAATGCGAATAAATAGGTTAAAATTACTCTTGATTAGGCCGCATTAAACCTAGATGTGCTTGAAGGAGCGATTGTCCCTGATGGACATGGTGGTATTCAAGAAGTAACCTAGATAGGAAAAAAATTAGACCTTGCTCGAATTTCTGTCACTGGTGATGTAGCAGATTTAGAGCAAACTCAAGATACATACATAGTATTTGACTGCGGCAGCAGCACAGAAGTTATTTAACTTGCTTGGAATGATAGCAAGGAGGTCTTTATATGGCAACAGCAAATAACACTATAAAGACGAGAATTCGGTTGAAAAGCGATACCGAAGCCAATTGGAATAAGGCCGGTCCTAGGGACGGGTCTGCGGGTTTCGTACCGCTTTAGGGTGAGTTGATCGTCTATAGTGCAGACGCAACTCACCCTTTTTCTCGTTTGAAGGTTGGAGATGGGAGTACCAATGTAGTAAATCTCCCATTTATAGATGCCGGAACCCTAAATGGGAATGAGACTGAAATTGTTAAGAAGGAAAACTTCGCAGCGTTTCCGTCACCGGGTTCTGAAGATAAGTTATATGTTGACTTATCAACCAAACGAATATATCACTATGCCGCGGCAAGTGGATATACGCAGCTTTCTAATTTTAATTTTGATGTAAAGCAAACAACTATTGGAAGTGTAGTAAGTTGGCTACCGGGTATTACAACCACAGCCACGATAGAAAATAATGTCTTTAAAATTACTAATGGAATGCTTCCAGAACTACTTTGGAAGAAAGAGACGGTAGTAACAGATGTTACTAAGGAGGAATAATAAATGGCAAGCTATATTGGTAAAGTATAGATTGGAGAGTCTGGCAGCTAGATATTAGTTGGTTCTACATTATATGGTGTCTGTGGGGCGGATATTCCGGCAAATACCGCCGCAAAAGTAGTTACCTTGCCAGACTTTGATGCTCTTATGAATGGCATCACAGTTCAAGTACGTTTTGTAAATGGTAATTTAGTTACTTCTAATGTTACTTTACAAGTTGGTACTACAAACGCATATCCGGTTCAAGGAAATTGTGTTTGCGCGCCAGATGATGTTATTGCTTTTACGTTTGCACAAGATGGCAATAATTCATATTGGTATGCTAATCATAGTATATTAGTACAAGATGGCGTTACAGATGGTACGGTAAGAATTGCTGGACAAGAAGCCGCAGTACATGGGCTAGGCTCTGCCGCATATTAGAATACAAATGCATTTGCTACTGCCGCGCAAGGGCAGAAAGCAGATGAAGCAATGCCAAAAAGCGGTGGAACATTTACTGGCCCGGTTATACTAGATGGTAATCCTACTGCCGCGATGGGCGCAGCAACAAAGAGCTATGTAGATAACATCGCGCAAGGCTTATAGGATTTAACTACACCAATGCACTTTATTGGAGAGACTCCTGTGCAAGATGGAGAAGGACATCCAATTTTACCTGATGCACAAACAAGTTATGAGAACTATGCTGCTGGCGATGTATTATTAGTAGGAGCTAAGGAATATGTATATTCTAAAGGTAACAATGCCGCAAGTTCTTACTGGATTTTACTAGGTGATGAGGGTAGTTATGCGTTAAAGTCTAGTACAGCTAGCGTCGGTAGCTCTTCTGGATGGGACCCAGGCGCTTTACCGCAACTTGGAGACGCAATTACAGCAGATGATATTACCGACTGGGATGCGGGCACAGCTTCAAACGCAACTGTAAATCAAGGCGTTTTGCGGCTCGTAAATAGTACAGTACCTAGTTTAACACACGAAGCTAGGTCAATACCAAATATTACTAATCTTGGAACCTTACCCACTTTAACTGTAACTCCAACTACGGTAGTTGTACCTGATAATAGCGCAACTCCATAATGGTGGTGAGGTAAATGGGATATATACATTCTGTATAGTTAAATGATAATAGTACACACCTAATTGAGCCAATTTTATTTACTATTGCGAGCGGTACAAGTACAGCACTTACCGCCGCAATTAATAACTTTGAGTTGGCGGCAGGTGTATATGTCAATTTGAAAGTAGGAACTGTTAGCGCGAATGCGACTTTAAATGTTAATAACACGGGTGCGAAGGCTATTTATTACAATGGAGCAGCAATTGGCGCAAATATGTTATCAGAAAATAATATTTATACATTTATTTATACCGGTACTAGATGGGAGTTAGTAGGAGATATTACTGGTAAAAATATAATGATTGGGACTACGGCGGAATGGAATAGCCATTCAAATTATGTCGCCCCGGAAGGAACTATTTGCGTTTATACCGATCGTGGCTCTTATGTAAATAACAATACTACAATTGTTGTTCCCGGAATAAAAATCAGTGACGGTTCTGCCTATGTAACAAGCTTACCTTTTGTAGGAGACGATGTAATTGCCGCAGTTCGCGCTGAATTAAATAATCATATTAATGATGAAGTAAAACATATTACCGCCCAAGAACGTACTTTTTGGAATAACAAAATAAATACCGAGCTAGACGGAGAGATTCTCGTCTTTAATCGTTCATAAGGAAGTGAATATGAATGGCAGATATTTCTCAAATTAAATTACCTGATGGTAATACATATGATATAAAAGATACAACGGCACGCTCGTTGATAAATGGGATTTTTGTATTAGCTTGGAATGGCGCAGCGGCGCCTACTGTAGCAAATATACCAGCCGGTATACAAGTTACATACAATAGTACAATTTATACCGGTACGCTAGCCGCAAATAATAATACTAATACAAGCACTTTAGGGAAAATCTATTTAGTTAAATCAACCACATTACCAGATGATGATGATTCTGATATATATAATGAATATGTTACGGTAGATAATGGTTCAGGCGCAAATCCTAGATACACATGGGAAAAATTAGGAGACACTCGTATTAAATTAGGCAATATTGTAACTAATGTTGAATTAGATAAAAAGACTGCGACAGTTGTCGGGACTAGCGCTAAATTAAAGGTAAGTACGTAGCCTGCTTTTAATGTAACTCCTAATACTACCTATGTAAAGGGTACAGCCTCTGGCACGAACGTAGTATATACGCCCACTGACGACAATAAAGATACATTTGTTAAATCCGTTTCTGCTACTACTAAGAAACTTGTTACTACAACTGTAACAGGAGTAAGTGGCTCTGTAACGGCATCTAAAGTTTCTGCAGGAACTGATTAGACAACTGCAAAAGGAACTGGAACTGCGAGTACTAGTACTGATGCTTGGATAAAAGGATGGAGCGTATCGAATGAATTATTAACTCTAGGTGGAGTAACAATGGATACATAGACTACCAAATAGGTTAATATTGATACTGCTTCTGTAACAGTTCCTAAAGCCGCTACTTCCGCAACGCGTGTAGCTACAGGTTCACTTGCTGATACAGATACTAATGGAGCAACAATAGCTACTGGAGTTTCTACTAGTGGTAGCGGGCAAACTGCAAAAGCCTTAGTTAGTTTGCCAGCTCCTACAATTACTCAGCCAACTATTAGTTTGAGTACAAATAGTACTGGGGGTACTGGACAAGCTACTGTTGCAGCGAATACACAAGTAGCTGCGGATAGGGCTACTAATGTTGCAATTGCTTGGGATGGGCAAGATTCAAAGACAGTACTATTGAATACAACAAGTGTTACTGTAACAAAAGCGACTTAATAAGGGAGGTGGCCTGAATGGCTGATGGATATATTAGTTAGATAAAAACTCCCGATAATAAGGTTTATGATTTAAAAGATAAGGACAAAATTAGTTCTATTAGCGCGAGTGGCACTGCTCCACTTACTTTAAGTGGTAGTAAAAGCGGAACTACGTATACATTAACAGGGTCTATTGCTGATGCGAGTGCTAGTGCGAGCGGTATTATAAATACAGGGGCATAGACCATCGGTGGCGAAAAAACATTAAGATTTACTAGTAGAATTTATCCATTAATTGGAGCAAGTGCAGAACGTTCACAATGGTATAAAATTACATTTCCTTATTCTACCGTAACTACTGGTTCATCTGCACAATGGTTTATGAATTCTTTTGATCTGCATTTTGGTGGCGGTTATAGTGCTAATCCATCAGGCGTTGCCCATGTAACTTTTTATTGGAAACGTGCTGCTAATAATGGAGCATGGGCAGTAGATTAGCAAGCAGCACTCATAGAAGGGACTTTAGCAAATAAAATTGGGCTATATTATAGAATAGCCGAACCAGGTGTTTTATATGTAAATAATACCGCAAATACTTATAATGGCATTTGGATAGATAATTTATATGTAGATGATACTGCCATTAATTTAAATTGGTCTACTATAACAATTACTACTACGGCAGCTATTACAGAAAGTACTTCTCCTAAGTTATCTGATTATACTAAAATAACTACTTCTTATTTATACAATGATGGTGGAACCTTAAAAACAGATAGCAATTTTGAAGGAAAATATATAAAAGGTACTTGGTTATATACAAGTGCCGCTACAGCGAAAACTTCTACTGCAAAATTAGCGACAATTGAATCTGATCATTTTATTTATTATATTACTCCCGCTAATGCTCTCAAATCTGCAATAGGGACAACTGCAATCGGGGCAGCGACAACTCCAATATATTGGGATGGAAGCAAATTTGCGGCTGGGACGGCCTTAGGAACTGCCTCATAGAAAGCGGAATCATATTTTGTAAAAGCAATTACCTCTACCGATGAAGCAATTGTACGATTTAATGGAACCGCCGGGCAAGTTTAGGATAGTAAAACTAAAATTGATGATAATGGTACTATAATTCTTCCTACTGAACAAGACATTAGATTACGTATGAATCGTAAGAACTCTGATGGTGGCGGTTGGGCACATGGTTATATTAACTGGTATGATAATGCCAATAATATATTTGCTCGCATAGGTGTCTCTGGCAGCGGCGATGCCATGACTTATATGTATCTTGGAGCAGATGATTATTCATCCGCTAATAACTTACGTATTGCTCCAGACGGTACTATCACTGGTAAATTATTTAGCGGTTCCGGTGCTTCTCTTACTAATCTTCCAGCTGGACAACTTACCGGCACTATTTCTATGGATCGTATTGCTACTGGAGCGATTGCTAATGGGAAATTAGCTAATTCTAAAGTAACAATTGCCGGTAATGATGTTAGCTTAGGTGGCAGCTTGGCGGCATCGATGCTAGTTACATCTTTGGGACTATCAAAAGCCATGCGGTTTTTAGGTGCTGCTACAGTTGCTATTACTGATGGCGGCACAGAAGATCCAAAAGTAGGCGGTAGTGCTACTACTGTAGCTGCCGGCGATGTAGTTATTGATAAAGATACCGCCCGTGAATATGTATGGAGTACTGCAGGCAAGTGGGAACTGTTAGGCGGAGACGAAAGTTATTGGGTTTCTTCTACTGATACTGCTGCTAAGTTCTGGAGAGGAGATAATAATTGGTCTAACGAATTAGCTAGTTCTGTTGGTACTTCAACCGCAATTTTAAAATTAACTACATCTGCAACTATATCTTCTGCCTATGTGTGGGGTACAACTGTAACAGTTCCAAATTTAAGTTCTGGAGCCAATGTTGTTGGAGTTATGGCTGGATAGGCCATGAATCCGGGTAACGCAGGATATCTTAATTTTCATTATGTAGGAAATAATAGTAATGATAATTATGTTTCTTTAGGAATTTATTCTAATGATAATTTGCTAAAAGTATATAAAACTGGAAATGTTAGTATTGGGGGAGCTAATAATAATTATAAATTATATGTAAATGGTACTTCCTTATTTACTAATACTACTTGGATACAAGGTCCACTACGTATTGGAAATGCCGATGCGGCCGCGAATACAGGTTATGCTACCGCTAACTCTGGTAGCACCAATTATATTGCATTCTATGGAGTTTATGGGGATAATCCAGGAAGTTTTAATCATACATATATAGGTGAATCTATTTACGGGTCTAAAACAGCAGCAAACGAACAATCAGAACTATTATTATTTCATGGTAATGATGCTGCTGCTGGTTCCGGCCCAGATAGAATCAGGTTATTTTCTGGAGAAGTTGATATACAAGTATATACTTCTGCGACTTCAGGCACTTGGGATACTATTCGTGCTACTACTGGAACATAGGTAGCAAATTTTAAACATGGATAGGTAACTATTACTGGTAATCTAGTTCCAGAAGCGACTAATACGAGAACTTTAGGTGCTAGTGGAACAGCGTGGGATAGCCTTTTTATTAATAAAATATATGGATCAAGTGGAAATCCTAAAATACGGTTATGTCCATTACTAGTAAGCACTAACACAGTTAAAGTCGGCTCTACAGATAAATTAACTACTAGCGATAGTGACGAAGAATGGCTAAAGGCATTATTAAGAGAATTATGTATTGCTTATCCTAATGAGGCAGGAATTTTTAAAGGCGGCTTAACTCCTAATAGTAATGGATATTATGAAGTATATATTTATAATACCTCAGCAGTAGATACTAATACAAAATTACCACAATATAGTTATGGTACTTTTAGAAAACATCATACAGCATTTTATGTATTTGGTACTAATAGTTATAGTCCTTATTGTTATCCAATAGCAAAAGGAGACGCAGGGACTTATAATTTAAAGATTCATTGGGATAATATTAATAATAAGCCTACTACCTTTGCTCCTTCTTCACACACCCATAGTTATTTATCTAACACGAATAAAGGTGCCGCAGACCGCCCAATTTATATTACTGGTAATGCTGCAGCTGAGACTACGTATAGAATGGCCGGGACAAATGTTACTGCTACCACGGCCTTAGCTATTACTAATGATTTAGATACTGGTATTTGGTATGTAAGTGATACTAATAGGAGTGATTTATATAGTTAGAGTGATGGTGTTGCTTATGTTGAAAAGTATAATAATTCTTGGATACATGAAATATACGGTGATTATCGTACTGGCCAAATTGCTGTTCGAGGAAAAAATAATGGAACTTGGCAAGCTTGGAGAAAAGTTTTAGATAGCTCCAATTATACAGATTATGCTTATGCCCTTGATGGTTCAAATACTGGTACAAAATTACAAATAAGCACTCAATCCGCTGCTTATACTAATGGTATTTAGTTTATGTATAATACCACAAAAAAAGGAAGTATAGGTACTGATAATAGTGGTATTATTGGTATATACGGTACAAAAGTTGTTTTAAGACCGCAATTAGACGCATCCACAAAAGGAGTGGAAGTTACCTCTGATGCAATGTATCCAACTGCTTCAATGACATTGGGCACTGATTCAAAAAAATGGAGTACTGTTTATGCTACTACGTTTAATGGAAATGCCACGAACGCAACTACTACCGCCAATACCTCTGATTCCATTTATCCAGTCGGCGTTAAGAGTGGCGCGACTACAATTTTATTACATGATACTAGTATTACAATGAAAGGTGGAGCGATAAGTGCTACAACTTATACTGTGAATTCTCACGTAACACTACAATACAACACGACAGATTCTTCCCTTGACTTCATATTTACATAAGGATGGTGATATTCAATGTATAAACTTGTACTCGCCGATGGCACTGAACTTGAGGGCCTTGTGCGTTTAAATTACAGTACATTCGAGATTTAGAGTAATGACTCTTAGATATATTGGCAACTTTCCAATGATAATCTTGCATTCGCCACCCTTTATAAAGATGATGAACTAGAGGAGATGTTTATAGATTGTATGAAAGCCTCCTACACGATGCAAAATGGGGTAACCCATTTTAGGATTACCCCTATTGGAGGTGGGAGAATATGAGTTTATAGGTATGGTTGCCGCTTAATGGCACATTAGATAACATAGGATGTAGCGGCGTTACCGTAACTAATAATGGTGCTACAGTAGATAATAGTGGTAAAATTGGAAAGTGCTATTACTTTAATGGAAGCACTTGGATAAAAATGACTATGCCAGAAGAAATGACTACAATAAAAAATACTTCAGTCTGTGCATGGGTTAAAAGCACAGGTACTGTAGTCGCTCTTGGCGGTATTTCACATGATAGCGGTCCTGGGCAAGCTCATATGACACTTTATACTTCCGGATGGCAATTTGCAGGAGGTAGCACTTATAAATATGTAAGCGGCGGCACAATTGCCAATACTAGTGTATGGCACCATGTATGTTGCACTTTAGATGATACTACTGTCACAACATATTTAGATGGCACTAAAGTTACTAGTAAGACCTTAGCAGAAGCGGGAGTAACAGTGACAGATATTACTTCCGCGAACTTTTTAGAAATAGGTTGTGATCATCCAGGCGGTAATGAATTTTTAACAGGTTATGTTAATGATTTTCGTGTATATTCGCACTGCCTCTCTGCGGCCGAAGTTAAGGAAATTAGTTAGGGGTTAGTGTTGCATTATAAGTTAGATTCCATTGGTTTTCTATATGGTAGTGAAAATTTTATATTAGAAAGTCATAAAGTCACTAGTGGAGGAAATGCTTCTGGTATCACACGAACATATATGGATGATGGTAGTTTAAAAATTATTGCTGCTTCTGGAAATGGTAATTATGCTTCTATAGGATTTGCTAAAAATAGTAATGATAATGTAGGAGCAAAACTTACAGTTGGAGATACTTATACATTATCATGTGAAATTAAAGTTGAATCAGGGACTACTTTACCAACTATATTTATTAATAGCGGCAATGGATACAAACGATTATAGGGTAACTTTACTTTAGGCCAATGGATATAGGTTTATTATACTAGTACATGGGCTGCTCCTGGCACTGGATATGGTAATATATCGTTGCATCTAGGTTTTAGTGGTTTAGTTGGCACTTATTATTTTAAGAATTTTAAATTAGAAAAAAGTTCTACTCCAACAGCTTGGTGTCCCTCTCCATTAGACGATAATTATAATTCTTATATGCCAACATCAGTCTTTGATAGCAGCGGTTATGGACATCATGGTACATTACATGATACATCCGCAATTTTATCATCCACATCTGCACGCTATGATGCTTGTATTAAAAATAATCAAGCAGCCAATTCATCTAATTATTTATTATCAGGACAATGTAATATTCCTGAATCTACAGCGCTTACTTTTAGTTGGTGGATGAAACCAACATCTTGGGGTCTGCAGACAAGTGGTATTTTTAGCACTACAAATAATAGTCTTCCTACTGATTATTATACAACTGCTGCTAATATGCGTGATTCCTGTTTTGATTGCTGCAATGTTAGCGGCACTTGCGTGCGTATCAATGTTAGCAGCCACTTAACTCTAAATGAATGGCATCACTATGCTTTAGTATATAATGGAAGCCAATTAATTTTTTATAAAGATGGAGTATCTAAAGTTACTGCTAATTAGAGTGGAGCATTAAAATCTTTTAGCCATATTTTTCCATTCTATTCTTTAGCGGGCGGTGCACACAGGACTACTTCTGGAGAATTAAGTGATTTCCGCATCTATGTAACCGCCCTACCGACCGATGATATTCTCCAACTATATCATACTGGTGCCAAAATTGATAATAAAGGTGGTACCCATGCATATGAATTTATCGAGCATCAAGATAATATTCTATTTCCTGCTGAGTTAAGCCGAACTAAGTTAGAATTTACTAACGGCTTAAGCCGATATACTCAAAGTAATTGTCAAGTTACTTTAGTAGAAGAAGGATATCATATTTATCGGCCGCCTAATCTTACTCAATCTGCTAACGGTAATACCATGTGGGGCGGACTTCAATTGGTTAATCAATCTGTAAATACTGTTGCAGCTTATGATACCACTCGAGATAATTGGTGGCATTTATAGCAAAATCATACTTATATCGCGACTTTCCACGTTCGCGGAAAAAGTTCTAATGCTACTACATGGGGCTGGACTAACAATATGGGTTGGAGTGGCGGCGGTGTTCAGCCTTCACCAACTACGATTGTAAATGAAGGTATTCCAGCAGATTTTAATGGGGAAAAAGATTGTTTCTATATTTTTAAAATAACAGACGCTATTAGTAAACCATGTACTACTACGTATTCAGCCTATGTAGCAGGGACAACTTATTTAAGTTATCGCCACTTAACTTTTGGTTGGGGCTATACTAGTACTGGTACATTAGGAACTGACCTTTATCTTACTAATTTTCGATTATATGATATTACATCTAATATGGCCTAGTTTACAAAACAAGGCTAGGCTAATTTTTATGATATAATTGAACAAATGGACAAAGCGAAAATTAGAAAAAATTCTGAATTACTCTCATCAGAATTTATAGAACTCTAATACTTGACATTTCAAAACCAAATATAGTATAATATAATTGGTAGAGAGCCGATGCTTCGCGCCGTCTCTCTACTGAATCAATAAGGAGTCAGCTGTGCTGCTCCTTATTGTTATTTTAAAATAATAGGAGGCGCGAACTTATGGCAATCTTAAAATCGACAATCGTGCAAGGAAGTTTGCGCGTTACGGATACAACTTATACAACTAATGAAAATATCTCTAGTCTTACAGCTTCTTAGGCAGTAGTTACTGATGCTAATAAAAACTTAATTAGCAGAAATATATATAATAAAACATCGTCAGGTAACTTAGAATGGACTTCTGCCGCTAATGATATTCATTTAGTAACTAAAAATACTTTAGCATATTGGAATGGTTTATATAATGCTTCTTCATCTAATCTTGCTTATTGCAATAAAGGCGCTTTTGGTGCCGCAGTTACATACGGAGTAGATGATGCTACTACTAATGGCGCATTAGGCACTGGGACAGGACTTACCACGGAGCGCTCTGTATATTATGGACTTGTAACTGTAAATAATGCTTCATAGACTCGTGCAACTGGAATATATGCTCCAACTAGTGCGGGTACTGCTAATCAGATATTAGTATCAGCTGGCGGCACTTCCGCGCCTACATGGAAATCTACTGCTAAAGGCGCGGCTTATGCGACTAGTACTAACGGGGCATTAACATTTGGCACACTACCAGTATCGCTAGGAGGAACTGGAGCAGATAGTTTCACTGCAAATCAATTAATTATGTCCGGTAATACAACTACTGCTGCTTTTACAACTCGGGCAATTGAAAATAGGACAACTGTTAATGCTCTTACTGCTGCTTCTACTTGGGCAAATAATACTAATATTCCAACTGTTAATTTACTAGCCTATTGGGATGGTCGTTATCAAACAACTTCAAATGCTTCTCACTTAGCTTATTGTAATTAGGGTGCATTTGGAAGTATGGCGACTAAAAACTCTTCAGACTATGTATAGCGTGCCGGTGACACGATGTTGGGCGCATTGACTGTAAATGGTTTAAATGGAACAGAAAATATCGACTATGGTGATGCTTTACCTGTAGAGGGTACTGAAGGCCAATTATTTTTTCAATATTCTGAGCCCTTCTATGAAATCCCCGTAGGAGGTACGACTGGACAAGCCTTAATTAAATTTAGCGATGACAATCGAGATGTTACTTGGGGTGATGTGGGTTGTATTATGACCCCAGTTAATAATACTAAATTTTATATCAGCGGTTCAACCAAAGCTATTCGTAATACTGATGCAGCAGTATTTAATACTAATGTTTATGTCAGCACCAGTAATGTACTTATGGGCGCGGCTTGGAATGATTATGCTGAATATAGGAAAGATAATAAATGGGAAAGAAAACGTCAAGAGCCAGGTCGTTGCATCAGAGAACTCGGCAATGGAATGTTAGCCTTAACAACTAAGCGCCTATAGCGTGGATGCGAAATTATTTCTGATACATTTGGTTTTGCAATAGGAGAAAATCATTCTTAGGGATATAACACCCCAGTTGCAGTAAGTGGAAGAGTGTTAGCCTATCCATATGAAGACTTATAGAAATTAAAAAAGCATATTGGATGTGCCGTATGCTCTGGCCCTAATGGTACCGTATCTCTTATGACTCCTTGGGAAGAGCGTAATTATCCTTCTTGTATTATTGGTACAATTTCTGAGATTCCTACCTACGAAGAATGGGGCGAAGGACGCGTGAAAGTAAACGGAAGGATTTGGATACGATTGAGGTGATTACATGGTACATGGAGGAATGCAGATTTATTCTTAGGAAACCAATGATTGGGAATGGGCTTAGCCATATGTATATAATGGAGCGGAATGGAAACATGCCGTAGGATATGTCAATAAAAACAATACATGGAAAATGATTGGCGGGGCAGGTGTTCCTTTAGTTTATTTTCTTGACGCTAATGGAAAGCATATGGTTGATTCTAACGGCGGTTATATTTTAGTGCGTCGTTCATATGCACATTATTTTATTGACTCAAATGGCGACTATTTATGTGATAGTGAAGGTAAACGTCTCGCGGCAGAAGATTAAGAATTTTTTTAGAACTAGATACCTAAAATAAATCTAGGCGTTAAGACTTTTATTATGACAAATAACATCATATGGGTCAAATGATGTTTTTAAGGAGGAAAAAGGATTATGGCATTAACGGCTTATACAAGAACAACTTGGAAATCAGGAGATATTTTAACTGCTACCAAGTTAAATAATATGGAAAGTTAGATTTTAAGTTTGACAAAAGTATTTATTGCTGAAAATGATGCTGATAGATATGTAGCCTCAAAAAATACTTGGGGTATAATCAAAATTGCTAATAACGACAATTTTACTATTGAGAATGGTATATTAAATTTTCAAGCGAGCCCTTCTTTTGTTAATCTTACTGCTAGTGGAAACATTTCTGCTGCAAATATTAGTGCTTCAGGCAATATAACCATTACTAATAATTTAATAGTAACAGATAAAATCATAGCGGCAGAAGCAATTACGTTATCATTAGCCACAACAGTTAGTAATACCTTAACTGTAACAGGCGCAACTACCTTAAATGGTAATTTGAGCGCAACTAATGCTAGTCTAAGCGGCACACTAGGAGTTACTGGTGTCACGACATTACAAGCAGTCAATGCTAATAATATTGCAGTTACTAATGGAATTACCGCTAACCAAGTAACATTAAGTAGTGCATTAGCTACATATAATACGTTAGATTTAATTCCAGAAGGACGCTTAGAAAATTATGTAAGTACCACTTTAAGTAATATTTCAATTACAGCCGGAACTGGATTAACAGGTGGCGGAACTCTTGCATCAACACGGACTATATCATTAAGCCCTGCAACAACTTCAACTCTTGGCGGCATTTAGGTTGGTGATAATTTAACCATTACTAATGAAGGTATCCTAAGTGGTAATTATCAAGTTGCGACCACTTCTACAAATGGTTTACTTTCGGCCGCGGATAAGACCAAATTAGATGCTTTGAAACTGGTGGCAACTAGTGGCAGTTATAATGATTTAACTAATCTACCAACTAATGTAAGTACATGGCAAAATGATGCAGGTTATCTTACTCCAAACACTCTTGCTAGTGCGTTAGAAAGCGTTGATGATAATGACCAACCATTAGTTCCACTTGCTACAAAAATAGGCGCACCTGATTAGACTGGTGCATATTTCGTACGTGTTATTGTTGGAGAGAATGATGCTAAAACTGTATTATGGGGCAGTATGCCTGATATGCCAACTACAGCAGGTACTTATCAATTGCAAGTAACTGTAGAAAATGATACTATATCTTATGCTTGGATAAATGGAGGCGAATAGAATGGCGGCAATAATGAGTAAAAGAGGTAGCTCTGATAATATAATTACTTATGAGCATTTCTGCGACACCGCTGCAGATTTAGCGACTATTGATCCAAAGTATATTACGTTGGGATCTGTCGCAATAGTAGTAGATACTATGGAAGTATTTATTGCTAACAGCCAAAAACAATGGAAAAGTATGACTCCCGTTACAGAGGAAGAAAACGGGGGTGAAAGCTAATGGATATATTGGATGTAATGCTTGCAAAAGCAATGACTCCACAAGGAAAAACCGAAACTTATGTTGCTAAGGCTAATGCCGCAGCGGCAAAGGCAGAAAAAGCAGAATAGGATGCAGCAGCGGCAATTCAAACAGTAGAAGATGCTGCGACTGAAATTGCAACGGCAAAATCTGAAGCCGCGGATTTGCTTGCAACTGCGCAGGAAGCTTTAGAAACAGCGCAAGAAGCACAAATTAATACTCTTACAACAGAAGACGTAGATGATGAGATTTCCAAGTTAGCTTTTGAGCTAACCCAGACCTCATCCGACACCTACAATGGTCGTGGCTATAAAGTTCTCTATCCTGACAACGCCACACCCTTTACTATGCCCGAGGTAGTGAAATTATATAAATCTACAGGCGATAACGAAGATGGTAGCATGACTCAAAAGGCTATTACTGCCGCACTCGCGCAGAAAGCCGATACATCCACAGTTGCAACTAAAGCCTATGTTGATAGCGCAATCGCGCGCATTCCATCTGGCGGCGGCTCCAGCTCTGGCGGAGTAAGCAACCTTGGCACTGAAAACGCCGGTAAGATTGTTATTGTTGGCTCAGATGGAAACATCAAAGCCGGTGATGCCACACAAGAAGCAATCATCAAGGCGCTAGTAAAAGCCGGTACTTACAGCGCCGATGGCACACTCGGCTTACTAATCGACTACGAAAATAAGTCCTTTGAGCGCACTCAGGATGCCGCAAGTCGTAGGGCCGGAAGCGATTTCAATGGATACACCATGTACGGCGGCCGCATGCGTTGTAATGTAGCCGATGATGGCACAATTACGGCCTTCTATGGCGATTCTAATTACCGCGAAGATGGCTCTAATGGCCAGGTAATGATTTACCAGCCCAAGTTCTACTACTCTCGCACTTTTATCAAAGATAGCGCAGGCAGCCGCGGCGTAACCGTACAAAAAGAAAGTCTAATTCTAAGTGCAGATGAGCGCGCAGGCTTTGAGCTTCATCCTCTATTCAAGCTAGGAAACGAAGAACTCGATTACGTTCTTCTTCCCGCATTTGAAGGCAGCGTCTATGACACTAGCGCAGATGAATATCTTTTAAACGATGAGAATGTTACTTTCTCCGAAGATAAACTCAGCTCTATTGCGGGCGCAAAAATCTTTACTGGTATCGGCAAAAATCTAAACCTAAACCAAGTTAAAACAATGGCATCTAATCGTGGTGAAGGTTGGCAGCTTACCAACCTCGAATTTGAATCTGCCAATCAGATGCTAGAGATGGTTGAATTTGGTACTATGAATGGACAATCTGCCCTAGAAAAAGGTGTAGTCAATGTTGCTCGCAATAACGCCACTAGTTGCGCTATTATTACTGGTTCTACTTCCAGTATCGGTAACGGCACTGGCGCCGCTCCTCAAACTGTTATTGACCGTGATGGTACTAAGGAAACCGTTACAACTGCAGGCTTACGCGCAATTAGCTATCGTGGTATGGAAAATCCATGGGGTAGCATGTGGCGGCTAATTGCTAATATTACAACTCGCGGCGGTAGCAACTCTGAAGGTGGTATTCCATATCATGGTGAAACTCCACTAGGATTCCAGCTTCCTGGCGCAGCGCCAAACTGGATTTCCGCGATGGGTTATCAGAATCCAGACTATACTTGGGCTTATCTACCAATTGAGTGCGCCAATAATGCCAATAGTGCTTTCCCAGTCGGTGACGCACTTTGGACTAATACCGCCTTAAATGGTACTAACCTATTCGGTATTGGCGGCCTTTATAGTTCCGGTGATGGAGCAGGCCCATTTAACTATAGCGCAGACGTTGCCGCGAATGCGACACTACGTTACTTCAATGGACGTATTATGTATATTCCGTCTAAGAACGCAACCTACGAAGCCAACATTAATAAATGGCGGCAACACTATGGAGGTTGATAAAGATGAAAGATTACGGAGTTATTTATGGTACAGTTGAGCCACAACCAATCGAAATTACAGCCACTTCTGTCTTTATCGCTTCTAATGTTGAGCCATATGAAGAAGAAGTTGGCGAGCATACCGTTTCTGGTTACAAATATAACTATAAAGAATATGGCAAGGATGAATATTTGTTATAGCAGGCCGCAAGCATCTCCTCTTTACAGGAGGAGCTTGCCGCCACAAAAATACTATTGGGGGTGGAGTAATTGACATTACTTGAATTAGCGCGCAAGCTACGCCCTTATATAGAAAAAGCAGCCCTATCCTTATCCGATGAGGACTCAATTGAAGCAGTCCAGTTATTTCCTGTCTGGAACGCTACTGCCGCATATTTACAAGGAGACAGAGTACAATACGAAAATGTATTATACAAATGTCTTCAATCACATGCGGCGCAAGAAGCATGGACTCCTACTGCCGCACCAAGTCTCTGGGCTAAAGTACTAATCCCAGATCCAGATGTAATTCCAGAATGGGAACAGCCTGATAGTACTAACACATATATGCGCGGCGACCGCGTTATGTTTGAAGGCAAAGTATATGAAAGCGCAATTGACAATAATATTTGGTCACCAAGTGCTTACCCAGCGGGGTGGCAGGAAATAAATATTTGACTTTTTCCTCCATATATGATATAATTATTATAGGATAAGGGAAGGAGTATCCTTTATCCTATAATAATTTTTAAGGAGACTAATTTATGAAGCAAGCAATTGATATTACACATGAAGAATGTGAAAATGTGCGGCGTCTATTTTACAAATACAATGCCTATATGAGTATGTTAGAATATCTGGCTGCTAATACTTTTAGTACAGATATTTACGATAAGAAATGGAATGAAGCAGCAGATATATGGATTGAACTTGATCTTGCTAAATCAGCAATTGAAGCTAAATATAAACCTGAGGGCGAATGGGATCGATATGAATTTGACTTTGATAATACCCAGGTGGTGTTTTACAAAGAATGAAAAGTCATGACTATTCAGAGGAAGTAAGATCTATATATTCTTTTGAGGATCCAAAGGCAGAATGCCGCAATATCACTTTTTAGGTGACAGATGATTGTTGTTTAAAATGTTCTTACTGTTATCAGACGCATAAGGGTCATGCGATGATGAGTAAAGAAGTGGCTAAGGACGCAGTTGACTTACTATTCAAATTGTATGAAGAGAATGACGAGAATATGGTCATCAATAAACATACATATGGTATCATTCTGGATATGATCGGCGGCGAACCGTTTATGAATGTAGATGTGATGGATTATATTGTAGAATATTTTATCCAACAATGCTGTGAACGCGATCATATTTGGCTTACCAATTTCCGTATTTCCATCAGTACAAATGGTTTACTCTATTTTGAGCCAAAGGTACAAGCATTCTTAGATAAATATCATAGCCTTATCAGTATGAATGTTACAATAGACGGGCCCAAAGATATACACGACCTTTGTCGAGTAGATTTGGGCGGTACTGGCAGTTTCGATAGAGCTATGGCCGCGTGGAATGATTGGTTTCTTGTAAAGAAGCATAATATACCAGATACTAAAGTTACAATTGCGCCTGAAAACCTACCTAAAATCGGAGAAATATTTGATTTCTTTTTATCTAAGGGTTGTACAACAATTCATGCTAATCCTATATTTGAGCATAAATGGACAGAAGAAGAAGCATAGTTATATTATAAATTACTAATTAAGTTAGCAGATAGATTGCTTGAAGTAGAAGGCGCAGAAAGTTCCTTATTTTCTGACTTCAAAGGAGAACCAGTTCCAGAAAGTGAGACTAATAACTATTGTGGCGGTACATCTGCAATGTTAGCTTTTGACCCACAAGGACTGGCGTATCCTTGTTTACGTTATATGGCAAGTTCACTAAGTCCAGAGCGTAAACCTATAGTAATCGGCAATGTCCATGGTATATATAACACTCCAGAATATAAGGCTATATATGATGATATGAAAAAAGTTACTCGACAGTCACAATCAACACAGGAATGTTTAGATTGTCCTGTCGCGTCAGGTTGCGCCTGGTGCTCAGCTGAAAACTATAATGAATTTGGCACATACAATAAACGTAGTACCAACATATGTTGGATGCACCGTGCAGAAGCTCTTGCTGGCGTTTATTATTGGAATAAATATTATAGAAAACATAATATGGCCAAACGTAAAAAGATGTATTTACCTGTTGATATTGCAATGCATTTGATTACATTGAAAGAATATAATAAATTATTGCTTCTATCTAAAACTTGACTTTTTTCAAAATTCAGTGTATAATATATGTATAAGCAAGGAAAGGAACTTGCTTAAATATATTTTTTACTACATAGGGAGGTAGTAATATGGCTATTAAGGTATTTAGCGATCGCACCGGTAAGTTCTATAATTCAGTAGAGGAAGCAAATCGTGCTGAATTTGAACTAAAAGAACAGGAAAATCTGGAAAAGATTCAAAAGGAAAAGGCTCTACGGGAAGAGAAGGAGAAGAAAGAAAAGGAAGCAGCCGAGCGCAAGGCAATGGCTGATAAGGTCGAAGCCGCGCGTAAGGAGATGGTTAAGGCGCAGAATGCTTATAAGGATGCGCTCAATGCATTTGTAAATAAGTATCATACGTATCATTTTTCTAGCTCCAATCCCGAGGATATTCCTACTTTGTTTGATATTTTCGATAAGATTTTCATGGTCTGATGACGGCTCTGGGCTGAGCCGAGAATCAGCCCTTTTATAGCCCCTTCGTCTAATGGCAAGACGCCGGTCTCTAAAACCGTTATATCCTCTGCCGAGGTTATGAAAGTTCGAATCTTTCAGGGGCTGCTTATTATTTTATATAAAAGGAGATTAAAGGATATGGAAGACAGAGTAGTTGTAGATGTTTCTAGCGAGGACATTGAAAAGGTAGAGATACTTTTTGACGAGTACAATGGTTATATGGGCGTATTAAGTTATCTACTGTATAATTATAATGAAGGAGTAGATGGCCTGAAAATTTCTTATCTGGATAAGAAATGGGATGCCGCAATTGAACTTTCTATTCGTTTGGAAAAACTTAAGAATGAAATTGCTAATAAATATCGTCCTCAGGGAGCAGGGATGAATTTTAGTTTTAACTTCGCGCAGCATACATTGGAGTTTTATAATTAATGTTTCACGAGTTTCATAATTATATCATGAAACGTTATAGGTCAGCAGACCCTAAAGTCAATTGTCCGACTATAACGTTTCAAGTAACTGATGATTGTTGTTTAAATTGCTCCTACTGTTATCAAATTAATAAAGGACATAAATTCATGACAAAAGAAGTCATGAAAAAAGGAATGGACTTACTATTTGAAGCCTATGCGAAAAACGATCCAAATACTTTAATTAATCATCATACTAAAGGTATTATTATTGAATTTATCGGCGGCGAACCTCTGATGAATATGGACGTTATTCAGTATGGCAGTAGATATTTTCTCAATAAATGTATAGAGTTAGATCATCCGTGGACAACAAACTTTCGATTTAACATTTCTACCAATGGCTTACTCTATTTTACAGATGCATTTCAAAAGTATGTAGATGAATTCTTAAGTTTCTTAAGTCTCTGCATTACTATTGATGGCCCAAAACAAGTACATGATGCTTGTAGAAAGGATTATGATGGCAATGGTAGCTTTGATAGAGCTATTGCCGCGTATGAAGATTGGCGAACAGTAAGACACCAAGTACCTGGTACAAAAATTACAATTTCACCAGAAAATTTGCCTATGCTGAGTGAAATAGTAGATTTTTTTGTTGATAAAGAATGCGCTTTTATTGTTGGTAATCCAATAAATGAACGTAAATGGACCATAGAGGAAGCAAAGATATATTATATACAATTAAAACAGCTTGCAGATAAAATTTTATCTAAGCAAGGTGTTTTTTCGAGTATGTTTGGAGAATTTTATGGCAAGCCACTTCTCAGTAGTAATTTAACTAACTGGTGCGGTGGTACTGGAGATATGTTGGCTTTTGACCCTGATGGAAATGCATATCCATGTCTACGCTATATGCCTAGTTCTTTAGGCACAGAAGTAGATCCTATTATTATAGGCAATGTAGATCATGGAATTTATCAGACAGAAAAAGAAAAAGATTATTGGTATAAAATGAAAGCAATTAATCGACGTACTCAATCTACAGATGAATGTTTTAATTGTTCCGTTGCTTCTGGTTGTTCTTGGTGTGCAGCTTGGAATTACCAAAAGTTTGGAGGTATTTTAGACAAACGAGATACAGGTCTTTGTTGGATGCAACGCGCTCGCTCTTTAGCTAATAGTTATTATTTAAATAAATTTTTTAGACAGTTACATTCAGAAAAACGAATGCCTGTTTATTTAGACCGTACAACAGCAAAATATCTAATTGACGACGACGAGTATGATATGTTGCTCACGTTGGCGGATTTTGAACATTCCGAGGAGTGATAAGTCATGGCGTTAACAGCTGGAAATAGTTTAACAGCAAGTGATATGCAAGCTTTAAAAACACGAGTTAATAATGAAATGTATCGCAGACGCTTTAACGGATCACTTGCTGCTTATAATACCGGCTGGAGCGAAACTATGGCAGCAGGAAGTCCTGTTAAAATTTCTCATTTTAATGAAACAGTAGGTAATATTAATCGTATTAGCCCAACTGGACTAACAGCTAATCAAGGCAGTTTAGTATATGCTATTCAAGCCGCGGCTACTAGATTGACATCTAATGAGAATTATTCCTTAACGGCCAATTCGACCGATTGTAATAGTTCATGCACTGGGCTTTGTTATAGTACATGTACAGGTGCTTGTCGTGGCTGTACCAGTTGTACTGGTACATGTAGTGGGAGTTGTACCGGTTCTTGTACTGGTTCTTGTAGTGGCGGATGCCAAGGTTGCAGTAATACATGCACTGGCACTTGTAAAGGATGTAGTGGTACTTGTACTGGTTCTTGTAGTGGTGGCTGTCAAGGTAGCTGTCAAGGTTGCAGTAATACATGCACTGGTTCTTGTAGTGGCAGTTGTAGCGGTAGTTGCAAAGGATGTACAGGCTGCAGTAATGCTTGTCAGGGATGCGGTGACACATGTTCAACTAATTGCAATGGTTGGTGTACTTCATTTAATGGCGGATGTTCATTTGCTTGGGGTTACAATCCGAATGGTTAAGGAGGAAATTAAATGGATGTTACAGAGTTACGCTTATTAAGGATTTTTAATGCTAAAAGAAATCCTAATGAAGATGAAATATAGCTAATAAAAAATTATATTCCACGTTTTAAATATCCAATGGGAGCTATTTTTAGTGTAATTGGTTTAATTCGTAATGAGGCATATTTAATAGATTATGCGCGCGATTATAATTATTTTAAGCCTATTGTAGATGAAGTATATGAAGAATACTATACTGAAGGAGAACGCACAGTATTATGTCATTTCTTTTCTTTATTCATCTTTCAAATTCAAGGTATTAATATAGAATATTTGCCGCAATTAAAAGAAGCTTTTCAAGTTGAATCGGATAAAACAGAAATAACACAATTAAAAACGGAAATTAAATATAGATATGTATTAGCTTTAATAATTCACAGTATTGGGGACGATGAAGAAATTGATCAATTACTGTCTGAACTAGAGCAAGAGCAAGAATATGATCGTATGACTCTCGCTGAAAAATATATATCTGAATGAATGTTAGCAAATTAAGGGCACTTTATGCTATGAAGCAATTTAAAGTACCTTCTGTTGATACAATGTCCTCATACTTAAATTCTTGGATAGCCCCGTCATATATTAACTGGGGAAATTTATTTTATGAAAGCAATCTAGATACTACTGATTATGTACGATTAAGAGATTATATTGTCCAGTTTACAAAACAGTATGCAGAATTATATTATATTACAGATCCAATAGCTATATAGTATTTAGAATTATACTTTCTTTTGCGTGCTTTGGCGCGAAAACCGCGTCATGTCGATATAGTCTTAAATATATATGATAATTTGCCTAAGGAAGCAAATTCATTCTTATTACAAGAATTATTATTCTTGGTTACGCGTGAAATATTATCTTATTTTATACAAAAATAGAGAGATTTATCTGAATTAAAAAAAATATTGGAGACACACAATGCCTGATAAATTATTTTCAATTCCTGGATATATTCGGCAATTTCCTTTGGTAAAATTATTATATGAATATAAACAACAATATCCAGAGCAATTTATCGCAGATCATGTAATGGACAACGTATATGATTTTCCACCATATCTAATGTGGAACGGTGGTCGAGAGGCGCAAAATATTATTAATACTACGCCAATTCAAGATATTATGCAATGGATTAATACAACACCTATGCAAATACGACATGTATGTACTAATTTGCTTTTAGATGAACATGATGTCTTAGACCCAGATTGTAATAACTTTTTACATACTTATATGCGCCCGCACGATGCTGTAACCTTGTTTTCTCCGATACTAAAGCAGTATTTGGAAAGAGAATATCCACAATTAGATATTATTTATTCTACTACTTTAAATATTACTGATATAGACAAAGTTAATGAATTAACTAAAAACAATATCTATGTCATGAATTACAACTGTAATAATGATGACGAATATATTAAACAATTGAAACATTTGAATAATATTGAAGTTGTTTGTGCAGAGCCTTGTCGTAGTCATTGTCCTGAAAGATCGAAACACTATTTACAGTTAAGTAAAATGTATAAAAATTTGCCTCTTACAGAAGAAGAGCAAGTTCTTCATTGCGATTCTGCTGGTTCTTCACCTTCTGCAGATGAATGTGTTGCAGGTATTTTCGCGCGCGAACATATGGTTACTTTAGACAGAGTGCGAGAGCTTTCTGATAAGGGGATTCGGTATTTTAAAATTTCAGGACGCACTAATACACCTGAAGTATGGCTACGTATAGTATGTTACTATTTAGTAAAGCCCGAATTTTATGAAATGGTGTGGAATAAATTATATCGTATATATTTAAAGCAAAGTCTAATAGAAGAAGTAAAACGTCGACATAGATAATAGCCTTCGGGCTATTTGCACCATTCGTATAGCGGAAATATGTCTGCCTTCCAAGCAGATGCGGCGAGTTCAAGTCTCGCATGGTGCTCTTAGGTTCTTCTCTAGCCTATCGCGACAATAGAGAAGCGGTATGAAAGCACCGTATAAGTACTTCAGACACTGATACTATGTCTTAGCTTGCCTAGGAAAGCAAAGTATCCAACGACTTATAGCGTCTGTAAAATATCTATAAGCGTTAATTCGAGCACGAAAGTCCTCGTTCGTACTGATGCTACGGATGTGCATTCACCAATCCTTGAGGTGTGAAGAGAGGCGTAAGGCGACACGACATATCGCCCGATGGCAGAGGAATAGCGAACCTCAGCGCCATAATTTTCCGTATCTTTGAGCACTAGCGCCACTAGCTAATCAAATTTACGGAATTTTTTATTTGACTTTATTTCAAATTTCGTGTATAATATATATGTAAGGAGGGTGAGAGATGGCACTGGATAAGGCTATTAAGTCTGGGAAAGAACATCGGAAGCCCTATCATGGCTCGAAAGTATTTGATTATTCTTGTCGAAATCATGGTTCATGTCCTTACTGCGAACAGAATCGCAAACATAAATTTCTTGATCTGAAAGGAGAAGCTATGTTGGACGATTTTATTATGAATTTTTCTTATGATGAATTGGAAGATGAGTATTTGACTAGAGAAGAAATTTGTGCTATAATTAATGAAGAAAGGGAAGGAGAGTAAAAGATGGAAAGAATTAGTTTCTGGTATGAATTTGAGGACGAAGATGGCAATGTTTCTGGAAATGAGATTCATTTTGATGTAGAAAATGAAAATGGTATTCCGCGCGATGAAGTGTGTGAAGCTTTTGCAAGATTTCTCGCATCCGCAGGCTTTTCTACAGAAGGACTTTCTGAACTCTTTGATTAACTAATATTTGACTTTCAGCAGAAATTATTGTATAATAATTATGTTGAATGAGGGAAGATGACAGTTTGGACTGGGAATGGGGAGCAAGTGCCAAGAGTCCCGCTAGAGATACCTCAATAAAAACGTTTAAGTGCAGAAATAAAATCCTAATAACTTGCATTATAACCGCCACAAGCTCAATTGGTGGAGCACTCGGCTTATATCCGATTGGTTCAGGGTTCGAGTCCCTGGTGGCGGACTATGGCCGCATCAAGCCAGCCGTGAGGTAAAAGATGCAGGGGCAGTCGTTGTTAGTCGGCCCTTAAATACAATTAGGTGACACGCGAATAGGGAGGCGGTATACCTAGACTCTCCACCCTGAGCAGTGTGAAGGCTCAATAAAGGAATATTCGGCTAGGCTGTGGATTGATTTGTATGGCTATCCAACGCTACATGAATGCAAAGGAACTCCTACATACGTATGGCATCGGCGGATGTAAAACGAGACTCAGTGACACTGAGGATAATTACACGTAGTCCAAGCGCAGACTTGGTATAGCGCCCGAAAACCGTAGGTGGGAATGGAGTTCCCAAACGCCAAGAGATGGCGTAGAAGATGGTTCGATTCCATATGCGGCGTACCCATGAGAAGTTGGGAGTAGGGCAATTTTATCGCGGGATAGTACAGAGGTCTAGCACGGTTGGCTCATACCCAACAAACACGGGTCCGAATCCCGTTCCCGCTACGTTCACCTTAGCAAAAACGGTGACTAAACCGATGCGCGGCTAGCAACCTACTGCTAGTGAGCGACTACTCACTATAATCTCTTACAGTAGGGTGATAGAAGTTTAAAGCATACGCGCCAGTATTGGTACGGCCCTAATAGTCCAAGCCGAGGGTGTGCTCGGCATTATATGGCCTTATCGTATAGAGGTTATTACATCCGGCTGTCTACCGGAAAACCAGGGTTCGATTCCCTGTAAGGTCGCTCTGATCATAACAGCATACCTTTTAGTATGCACGGCGCGAAAGCGCCATCTGGCCTTATCGTATAGTGGTAATTACGTAGGCTTGTCACGCCTGAAACCGCAGTTCAATTCTGCGTAAGGTCGCTTTAGACGTATCAGCAATATTTCTTCGCTTTGGGAGCCCGTCAAGTGTTGGTTCGAATCCAACCCATCCAGCCATTGGATGGTCGCTCAATTGGCAGAAGCGCGGTTATGAGTACGTCTAGTTTGGGTAGCGTTGGAGTCATGACCAACGAGATGAAGGTACTCCTATTACCGGCCATAATTTTAATTCATAGGAGGAATTATTATGAGTAGAGCAGAAGATGTAAGTAATTATCGTAGAAGAAGAAAACAAAATCTTATTTAGGTTTTAGGTGGAAAATGTCAGATATGCGGTTTTGATTTATTCGCAGACGCATTAGAATTTCATCACGAAGACCCGACTAAAAAGGATTATGGAATATCTTCAAGAGGAACTTGTCATGATATTGAAACTGACTTAAATGAAGTAAAAAAATGTTTTTTATTATGCGCGAATTGTCATAGAGGAGTGCATAGCGGTTATTATGATGCTCCAACGGAGCATGTGTTCAATAATGAATTAGCACAAAGATTAATTAATGAACGTAATGATAAAATGACTGCTAAATTAAATTATTGTATTGATTGCCATTGTCAAATAGATTCTGCCGCGATTCGCTGTCCAAGTTGTGCAGCAAAGGCTAGAAGAGCTTGTGAAAGACCTTCACGAGAAGAATTAAAGCAATTAATTCGAACTATGCCTTTTACTCAAATTGGAAAACAATTTGGAGTAGAAGATAACAGTATTCGTAAATGGTGTGACAGTATGAATTTGCCAAGGACAAAAAAAGAAATTAATTCTTATTCCGATGAAGAATGGGAAAAAATTTAATCATTGACTTTCTTACAAAATTATATTATAATATATTTGTAAGAAAGATATGGGAGATTCGCTAATCGGATTAGCACGCGGCTGGCCTGATACCAAAGAGATATAATAGGGGCAGGCCCTATATCAGACAATTAACCGCGCTAGAGAGGTTCAACTCCTCTATCTCCCGCGCTACTTCAACATTCCCTTCACCTCTGCAGCATTTGGTGAAAGAGTGTTAGTGCTCGGGCACCGCACTATAAAACGTGCCCTCTTTGATATGCCCTATTGGACAATCGGTTAAGTCGCGTGCCCTTCAAGCACGAAGGCCCGGATCATCCCCGGGATAGGGTACCATTCAACCACATAAAGCCTGAATTGACAGGATATGACTGGCCGGTTGAGGTCCGGCGCTGTGGTAATAGATAGCAATGGTACGCCCATACTATCTACGGACGCAGGTCTCGTGAGCGACGACAGCCGTGGTGAGGCAGCTATGCCAAAAGAGTGATACTAAAATAGCATGTATACAGAATAGACAGACCGACCTGTAAGGTACAGGAGGCACGAGGTATCCACATATTACGTATATGCGAGGGCCTCGGTAATTAAAATGACACCGACAGCAATTTTATAATCATTTACATATATTCTGATAAAATATAAGGTGTCATGTTATAGGCACACGCAGCAAACCTATGAGGAATAACTTGCTATTAAAAGTTTTTTTAATGTGCCTAGTATTTTTGGTAGTATGAGCCGTTCCGACCGGACGCCCGTACCGGTCGATGTATTCTACCATATGAAACGGACAACCGGTCTCTATGTTTTCCGAATCGGTATATAAAACGCGAAAACCACCCACTATAGGGGTTAGATAAATATATAGCTTGCGCTTTCGATGGTGATGGCAGTAGCAAGTAAAAAATAGACCATTCATCTAGCGCGATTGCTGACGACTGAGACGCGCGCGTTATAAATGTCGGAACTAGTCGTGGTATGTGCTTAATGAGTACGTGCTTCCTATTAGGAGATGCCAGCATCGAGAAATGGTGCTGAATACTAGTTGCATTTTCTATTACAGGATGTCCAGTATGACTGAAAAACTACCGTTTGGGCTAGTTGAAAGGCTTGGTCCACCCCTACGCCGAAGCGCAACCCGCTAGGTCAAGAACCTAGCACGCCTCTCGCGCCGTAGATAAGGCTTCTCTTGGCCGCAGGGGAGATTCCCCGAAATCAAGAATGGGATGAATATCCCATAAATTAATCCCGGATGAAGAATCCGTAAATTGATCCCCGAGACAGCAAAGCAGGCGTTTCTAGAGCGCAATGATAGTTCGCATACGGGGTTTTATACTATCAAATTTACAGGAGTGATGAGAAAGCTACTTCACTTAATACTCTGCTTGACCATAGACGTGTGGCGAACGAATCCTGTATTTTATCCGGGTGTAGCCGAACGGCCCAGGCAACAGACTTAAAATCTGTCGGAGCGAAGCTCCTTGTGGGTTCGAATCCCACCACCCGGACTTTCCATTAGGCGGAGCTTGGAACCTACCGCCTTTTGGCTGCGATGTATGGACGCCATTATTGGCGTCCTTATTTTAAAATAAAAGGAGGAATACACAATGAAGAAACTAATCGTACTACTTATGACTCTAGCGCTATGTTTTGCAGTTATTCCGGCTCTGTCGGAGGGCACCGCGACAAGTGAGGGCTACGACCCCAATGTCACAATGGCTTTACCAGACCCTGGTTGGCATGTATCAATTAGTTGCGCGCAAGCTAATCAGACACTAGAGAAAGGCGCTACAGTAACGCTTACTGCCAATGTTACTACAGAACAATCCGATTATTATAATCCCGCCGATTATAACAAGTCTTATAGATGGGAAGCTAAAGCGCCCGATGGAGATTGGTTCTCTATAGATGGCGGCGAAACCTATAGTTTTAATCTAAATGCAGATAATGCAGACTGGATTTTCCGAGTAACCGTAACACTAACCAAGTAATGGAGTAATGCATAATGAAAAAATTTCTAGCAATATTAACAGCCCTCATGATGCCATTTGCTAGTATTGCTGAGACAATTATAGAAAGTGACGAGTACACCCCAGAAATATCAATAGATAGTGGTGAGGTAAATATACCAACAATTGCTCATACTAATCTGAATAAAGTGACTGTTACTAAAACAGCTACTAATTTGGATGAAAACTATGAGTCTGATATAATGCTAAAAATACCAACTACTAGCGTTGATGTATATGATATTGTATTTGTAGTAGATGCTTCTCTGTCCATGGATAGTGCGGCGGAGCGTCTATTACAGCAATATATGTCCGCAGCAGATACTAGAGATGATATTAATGTCGGAATTGTATATTTTTATGGCAAATCAAAGATTTATAGGCAACTAGATGGGACTGTAATAGCAAAAAACCATCCTTCTAAATATACCCATCGTGGTACTAATCTTAATTCTGGTATTCTAGTTGGTACAGATATGCTTGCTCATCATAGCGGAGTACCAGCATCCAATAAGTATTTAATTATACTTAGCGATGGAGATACACATGTTTACCAAAAGAATGGAGAATTACGCTATGCTGGCACAAAAACAGAAGGGGAAACTGTAGTAGTACAGCAGTATGGAAACAATATTGTCGCCGGGCCAGACACATATCTATTTAAGTATGGTACTTACGCTGCGCCCGCAGACTGGTACGAATATTTTGTCGAAGTTAGAAAAGCTATGAATCGCGATGGCGATTTGTATGAACATGGATGGGATTGGGATCCTCGTAACTATTATAATAATGCGACTAGCTATATTAGGAGCAATTTGGCTGCTCATGCTGTATCTTCAGATGTGGCACTGTATTATGCTATGATGTCTTATGTCGATGCACAGCATAAAGGCTTCAATTGCTATGCAGTTTATGTCGATAGCGAAGATTTCTCTTATAGAACAAGCCAATATGCCCAGTCATTTATGCAATATTTGAATGGCGGCAGAAGTTTCTCTTTAAGTAATATTGGCAAAGAAATATCGTATGTTACTACAGGTAGTTATGTAAAGGACTATATGGGCTCTGGTATTGATAATTTAGGTAATGAATATGATATGGACTTTATTCCAGATGCTAGTAGACTTTATGTAATTTGGAATGGAGAACGCATTGATGCGACCACTAGTGATAATGTAACATTCTCTTTTGGAGAACTATTTACGTTAATATATCACGGTGAGGAAGAGAATGATTATTTCGAGTGGATTATTAATACTAATCTATTACTATGCGATTCTGTAGAATTGCATTATAGTATTAAGTTAAGTAATCCGCAAACAGCGGCAGGCGAATATGGACAATATGATTTCAACGGATCACAAGGTGGGATTCCACTTTTAACAAACACAACTGCGACTTTGTATACACCACAAGATACAAAGATTAGCGATTTCCCGCTACCAGCGGTTGAGTATTCTGTTACACCTACTCCGTCTCCAACACCAACGCCTACGCCTACACCAACAGAGACACCTACGATACCGACAGCCACTCCAACGATAATTCCTACTCCAACCGAGACATCCACAGTCGTAACCGAAACTCCTACAGTAACTCCGCGGCCGAGTCCAACACCAACTCCTACCCCTACTCCTACTATTCCACCACTTCCTCCAGCTATTGCGAAAGAAGTTAAGGAAACAAAAATAGATGAACAGGGGCAAGTATGGCTTTATATAGAACCGGAAGGCCATGAAGGCAAGTGGCAAAAACTTATTTCTATTAATGATTATGGTACTCCATTGGGTATAGAAGTAATAATTAATCATGTTGGAGATTGCTTCGATTAATATTTGACTTTTAATAAAAATTTTGTTATAATATTTATGTACCAAGGGGAGAGATCCCGAGAAAGAAAACTTTCTTGTACGCCGCCGATGAGTGTCATTTTTAGGCGGGATATAAATTGAACTCCAGGGAGCATTAGGAATGACTGACTTCTCCCATTTGCCTCTATCGTACAGCAGTCTAGTACAATCGCTTCGTAAGCGATAAACCTCGGCGCGCATCCGAGTGGGGGCTCTCTACCAACGGACAAGGCTTTGGCGCATGACAATATCAGCGAAGAGGGAGCGTAAGCGTTATTACCTATAAGTGATATTGAAGAAGGCGGTGGGACGCGAGTGGTTGGTAATAGTCCTGGGGTCTCACAAGCAGGGACTATAATGAACAGCGTGAGCGCAAGATACTGCGAGACAGATCCGGAAGGTAACAGTTCCGTTAAAGTGAAGAGCGATCGGCTTCATCTGAAAATTTATGCGTCGGTAGTCCGTAGAAGGTAGCGGGGCGGTCCGTAAAACCGCTGTCAATGACTCGGATGGTTCGATCCCATCCCGGCGCACCAGACCCACCACACGGGCCTCCAGTTAGCAGCTGAAAAGACGTGGCACACGAGCAGGTAGTGTGAAACTAATTCCTGTAATTTGCCTCCCTAATCCAATTGGCAGAGATAGTGCGCTAAGAACGCATACAGTGTGAGTTCGAATCTCACGAGAGGTACGATTGTTGTTCAGCTGACAACCCAGTGGATGGATTTGACGCATCCCGTGCTACTACTGCGAGAGGGTTCACGCTTAGGCTCTGCATGCGGACCACGGCCCATGAAGGTAGCACATTATCTCCGGCTAGTCTAAGGGACAGAACGTGTGGCTACGTCACTAAACTTATCCTAGGAAAAATATGGATACAATACAAAAAGGCACAATAACTGAATTACAATGCCAATTAGATTTTACTAAATTAGGTATTGTAGTAAGTCAACCAATTTCTCCTTGTAGATATGATTTTGTAGCAGATATAAACGGTAAGTTTATTCGTATTCAATGTAAAAGTTGCCATCCAATTGATGAAGATATTTCGGGAGTAACATTTGAATGTCGCTCTACTCGAAATGTTAAACAAGGACAATATGATAATCATCGAAAATATTTAGATACTGAAATTGATTATTTTTATACCAATTGGAATGGACAAGGGTATCTCATTCCCATTACTGAATGTAGTACACGAAAAACTTTACGTTTTGTAGCGCCAAAGAACAATGCATCCTCTATAGTACACTATGCTTCAGATTATGAAGTAGAAAAAATTTTAATGGAGGTAGAAGGATAAGTATTGGAGACGTGACCACAAAATCGGCGTTCGAATCGTCGGCTGGAGGCTTCGCGCGAAAAGCGCAATTCATTTTGGAGGTACCTATAATATGAATGAACCAAGACTAAAGATTCTTCCCCCATGGACTATTCTAGTAAGGAAGCTAGAAGCTCTATTTGATGGCGATCCGCAGATTGCTTTCAATGTTGACTTTAGTGGTGAACATCCTTCTGTTGTTCTCTCCTGTAACAACGGAGACAAGGTTGCAGCCCTATGCCAGATTCTACCAGATGAAGTAGGTTTTGGTAATGTAACACTAAAGATCATGATTGATGGCGTTCCAAGCAACCGCACCTTTAAGAGTAAGGTTGAGCTGTTTGATACTGCTTTTGCCAAGAATCCTGCCTATGCATATTCTGTATGCCCCGCGGAAGAAGGATATCAGTGGATTGGTACTACTTATGTTGTATTCAACAACTGTGTTGTACAGTTCGCGGCTGATAATCTAAATGATTGCCATGGAGTAATTAGTACTCTATATGAGACAATTGCCAGTGAGCTTCTGACTGGGCCTGCAACTGAAGGTGTATTCTATAATACCAATGTTGAGCGCGCAGGACTTGGAATGCCCCTTGGAGAATGGCCCTAAGCTTTAGTAACTTTCCTTGAGCGGATTTTCCGCTCTTTATGCCGTCGTAGCTCAGTTGGTAGAGTGGCACATAAAGAAGTGTGTGGGTCAGGAGTTCAAGTCTCTTCGATGGCTCTGGGTGCTATTCCCCTTCCAAAGAATAGCCGTAGGACTAAGCCGGGTGGAAAGAAATCCGTGACACAACACCGGTGTATAACGTTAGACCCAGGTAGGTTAAGGTTGCAGGTATGGGAAAACTGCGTAAAATGTTTGTCGCCTTATGTTAGTGCCTCATGCGTAGACGTGTCGCTTTAGCTCATCAAGATAGCAGAGGTGTGGTGTGGTAGACCACGGGGTGGAATCCCAAATCTACTATATGCCCGTTTAGCTCAGCTGGGAGAGTGCTTCCCTTACAAGGAAGATGTCGGCGGTTCAAGTCCGTCAGCGGGTACCAAATCCTATAATAGCCAGTGATAGTATGGACACTATGGACGCCCTTTAAAGTTGTTCGCGGTAGTGAGAATAACCTTCGCCGTGGCGAAGTAAAAGAGCCACGGAATATATCCGCGTGGCGCAATGGTAGCGCAAGAAACTCTTAATTTCGAGGTTGCAGGTCCGACTCCTATCGCGGGTACTTAGAATATATTATGAAGGTGATTATAATGAAACGAAAACATAGGAGATTTATTAATTAACTCGCACGTGTAGCCAAGTGGTTGATGGCACCGGTCTTTTAAACCGGGTATCGTGAGTTCGATTCTCACCACGTGCACTTATGCCCTGTTAGTTCAGCGGACAGAACAACGGCCTTCTAAGCCGTGTGTCATAGGTTCGATTCCTATACAGGGTACCATATGTGGTACGTGGTGGAATGGTATACACGCTGGATTGTGGCTCCAGACATTGCAGGTTCAAGTCCTGTCGTATCACCCATATTATGCCACTGTCGTATAAGCGGTCTGTACACTGCTCTGAAAAAGCAGAGGATGCTAGTTCGACTCTAGCCGGTGGCGCCAACTTCCCAACATACTGTCATGCGTGGGTGAAATAAGATGAGACAGGCGTTTCACGATGTCGGCATAAATCGTATATTTGACATTTAATAAAATTTATAGTATAATTATTTCAGTAAGAAGGAAATTACGCAATCCACCTGACATGGCTGTGACTACAAAGCGCGGAAAGGTGGCGGCAATCTCTAGCCCAAGCAAGTTGAAACGATATATACACTTGGGATGAAAAGCCTTAATGATGCAAAGATAGAGATATCACGTGAGTACATACATTATGTGTGTAGTCGGTCTCCCTGTGGCCCGTTACGTATATAGCTTTGGCACAGGGGAAGCTTCCGGGCATTGGCACAATTGGTTAGCGCACAGACCTGATAAGTCTGAGGTTTCTGGTTCGATTCCAGAATGCCCGACCACGACCGAATGTCTCGCAATAGCGGTCGTAAAATATTCTATGAACGTGGTACTGCGGCGAGATTGTATAGGAGAGTAAGATAACGGTAGTCGCGCGGTCTCCAAAACCGCTCGTCCTGGTTCGAATCCAGGCTCTCCTGCTTAAAGACTCATACAGCAAATTCTTTTTGTCATTGACTTTTAATCAATCTTACAAAATGAGTCTTGTTTTATGCCCGTGTAACAGAACAGGTATATGTGACTGGCTCAAACCCAGTATTTTGGAGGTTCGATCCCTCTCACGGGTACTTATGTTTATCTTATTTATCCCAGTGCACTAAATAAAGCGATATAATGTCCGTGGGTTTCGCATAGAGAAGATAAACATTGCGCCAAAAATTAAAATAATATGCAAAACATTGAGGCGCAACGAGTAAGCTCCTGCTCATTATTTACTAACAATTTAATTTATTGGAGCGATTTAAAAAGTGTGCAATCGGTAGCACAAGAAATAATTCCGAAAATAATAGCACAGGTTAGAGAGGCCGGACCTCTGTAATTGGGGCGAAAAACACCATTCCAAAGTGCTGTTATGCCCGAGTAACAGAATTGGCATATGTACGCGGTTCAGAGCCGTGGTTTTGTGGGTTCGACTCCCACCCCGGGCACTTATGGGGATATAGTATAACAGTAGAACAGTAGCTTTGCAAGCTTCAGGCCGGGGAGCGTCACCCCGTATCTCCACACTATATAGGCTTGAGAATCAGGCGGTTAGATACAAGTCTGCAAAACTTGGTAGATGGGTTCGACTCCCATTCAAGCCTCTTATTGGAGGATAATATGGTAGGCAAGTACAATGTAGTAACCTTATGCGGCAGTACGCGCTTCAAAGAAGACTTTGAACGTATCAATAAAGAGCTAACTCTTCAGGGTAATATAGTTATTAGTGTGGGATGCTTTGGCCATGCTGGTGATGTATTTACTGCTGAGCAAAAAGAAATGCTCGATGATATTCATAAGCGCAAGATTGATATGGCGGATGAAATCTTTGTAATTAATAAAGATAAGTACATCGGCGCGAGTACCCGTAGTGAAATTGAATATGCGATTTTACATGATAAGCCTGTGAGGTATATGGAATGAGAAAAGGGCGTGGTATAGACCATCATTGGGAAATAAGGAAATATTTAGGCGATATAGCTTTATATGCTCATTGCAAATGTGGATTTGAATATGCTTGTTCTTCCAATAAGAGAAAGCCAGACGGAAGTTTTAGTTTCGAACAAGAGATTACTAAACTATATTCATATTGTCCTTATTGCGGAGCACATAAAAAATGGTATAATCCGGAACCAAAAAAGATAGAATCTCTTTATTGACCACTTAACTAGTAAAGTTACTAGGCCCGCCTCGAAAGCGGTGCGTGCTAAAGGGCATGGGGCGCGATACCTCAGGTGGTCGCCATATGCCGAGAGAACTCAGGCGGCCCTGAGCATCCGTTGGAAGCGGATTGGTTCTGTAACAGGAATGGAGGTCGGCACTTCCTCTTGGCGCATTATATCAGATGGAGTTGATGCATATGCATGATAATCGAGGTTATCTAAGGTATCAGCATAAGAGACACGCTTTGCGGCATAAACGCATTACTGAAGAAGTTTATCATGAAGATGATTATTTTAATGAGTTTAATAAATATGACTCATTTAAAATTCATTGCTCTTGTGGTGTGTGCTCGCGCTATAGAAAAACAAATAATCGTGGACACAGGCGCAAAATCCATGGAAATTATGCGCCATCAAAAAATTGGTCGCCAAAAGATGAAAAACGTATCGAAGAAATGGAAGATCAAATGCTTGACAATGAGTAAAAATTCTGATATAATAATAGTGTAAAAGGAGAGAAAAAGTTTAAAGAAGAGGCAACTAAAAAGTTTGTTGCAAAAGTAACATGGTAATCATCTCCTTCTTGCGCGGCTTATGCCGCGTTTATCGAGGATGTAGTGTAACGGTAACACGGCTGCTTCGGGAGCAGCAATAGGCGTTCGAATCGCACATCTTCGACATTATAGACAGTTACAGCAGTTTGCTTACATAGAAAGAATGCGTCATTGGTTCAAATCCAATCTTCTCCATTGGAGAAGTAGCTCAATTGGTAGAGCAATTAATTATGAAGCTGTCTAGTTTAGGCCATTACAGCATAGTTTTTTATAACAGGATAAAGAAAATTTGCTTTAATAAATTTTTGAGAAGGTTCAAGTCCTTCAAATTTAAATGGCCTAGGTTAATTAAATATTCGCGCTTCGGCGCTAATAGATTGCCGCGTTGGGAACCTTATGGTGGAAGAGCCCTATTTGAAAGAGGCCGAGTAGTATCCGCAACTCTTCCGCGGCGTTTTACTATTTTAGAGAGGATATTAGTATGACTAAAGAAGAATTTGCTAAACGGATGGAAAAAATCGCAGAAGATTTAGACAATGATGTATATGATGAAGAAGGTGCCCATGTGCGTGCTGATGATTTAATGGTAAGATGTTTACACTCTTTAGGTTATACTGAAGGTGTAGCTATATTTGAACAGATGCCAAAATGGTATTCTTAATAATAAAATGACACTATGGCGGAATGGTAACGCACCAGATTGCTAATCTGCGGTTACTTGAAAGGGTATGCACGTTCGAGCCGTGCTAGTGTCGCTAATGCGGTGGCGAAATGGGTAGACGCTGCGCGAGGTTGGTGACATTTTGCCATTAAATTGAGCGGGTAGCCAACTATGTGAGGTTCAAATCCTCACCCGCATTTATAGTCCCTTAGCGTAATGGTAGCGCAGTGGACTTGTCAGATAGGGTATTTGGAGTTCAACTCTCCAATCTGGCACCATGACTCCACACGTGTTGGTCCGATTCCAACAGGGACTGCTTAAATAAAGAAAGGAAGTATCTGAGAAATGGAAATTATGTATCATCGTAAGAATGGCAAACGTTATGAAGTTTATCAGTATGTAGTGATTGATAATCACAGTTATGCACTATGCTATGATACAGACCAAGCAGGGCAATGCGGTCAGGGTTGGTGCAGAATGCGCCTTAAAGACCTTGTACCTGAAGCACATGCAAATCCAGTAACAGGACAGTTTATGTCTGCCACTGAGCGCAATAAGATTAAGCGCAATCTGAAACTTATTGCCGCAACTTGGGAATGCACCGATGGTACTACATATGACCATTCTCATATTGAAGATGCAATCGAGCATCAGCGTATTCTTATGAATTCCGAAAAGTAATTGGAGGTAAGTATGGCTAAAGATGAAACTCCAATCTATGAAATCTATGTAATGAGTGAACCTTGGCATTTGGATTCTAAGAAGCTTCCAAGTTGTGGTCTTCGAGAACGAGTAGGTTTTTACTACGAAAAAGATGTCGCTATTCGCGCAGTAGAAGAAAACTGGTGTGACTTGCAAGATTATTATGCTCAAGCCGCAGAGGTTTGTAAGGTAGAACCTGGTCTTTATTCACTTCCTTCTCGGCGCGAATATTGGTACTTTCTATGGAATCAGCAAGAAGAGAAGTTTGAACTCGCGCGAAAACCTAAGTTTGAAGGATGGGAGGCAGAATATTGAAACTTTACACATCTTATTGGGCGCAAGTGCGTAACTTCCCCAAAAACCTAATTGGCCTTTCAACAACTATATGGAACCCGCGCTGGAGAAAAATAGGGAAAGACGCGCGTGGAGTGATATGTGTCGATTGTCCTCCTTTTAAGCCGGGACATAGCTGTGATGGTTTGTGTAACGGGAAATGCAATCCTAAGCACCCAGAAGATTGCTTATTCCTCCAAAATTATAAAATTCAACTCGATAAAATTAATCCAATTACGATTCAAAATAGTTTAGGAAAACTTGCTACACAGATTTGCCGCGATGAGCATCTTTCAGATGTAGATTTTGCCTTTCTCTTCTATGAAGTCCCAACCAATCCTTGTAGTGAACGCGTAATGGTACAACGTTGGTTTAAAGAACATGGGTATGAAATTGAAGAGTGGCATCCTAATGTTTGACTTTATCGAAAATTTCTGGTATAATATAAATACAGAAAGGAGAGATAGAGATGCGTAAGTACAGTATGAAATCTCATAAGCGTAAGAACCATCAACGTTGGTTTAATCAGTATTGCCGCTATGTAAATAAGTGTATTGAAGATGACGAACTATGGCTTGGTCGCTTTTATATTTCTCAAAACAGAACTTTTATTCATAAGTTTGAGGATAATAGCGGTATGATGATGTATGTTGAGATTATTATGCACGATCGTAAGACTGGTAGACAGCATTATGGTTGGTATAATGGCCTTGATATGGATTGGAGATTCTGGCACGATTTTAATCAGTTTATTATTGAAGATTGCAAAGTCTGGGAAGAGGTTCCTGATGTGCGCGAAAATCGCATCGACTATCGAAAGGAGCATAAATAATGTTTTATAAGTATAAAGTTGGTTGGTATGATAGTTATAGGGATAAAGAAACTTACGATGAAGGTATTGTAGCCGCTAATGGGTGGAGTCAGGCTGCAGATCATGTAGTGACAAGCTATGGTCATAGCGATGTTTTTGACTTGTATTTGAAAGAAATAATGTATAATGATGAAGAGGATTATTGTCTTTCCAAAGAAGAAATCGACTGCGCTTTTAGGGAAGATTAATAATATTGGTAACCCCATACGAAGATAGGAGGCCCACCGGAGACGTACCCGTGCAATCCGTCCGCAAGCGCTTTTGCGTGATAAATAAGTGTCGGTGTAGGTTACATAAATGAACCTTACGGGTTAAGGCGAGGGACCAGGGATATCAGCATATAAGCGACAGCTAATAACTCCTTTGGCTTATATGTTTGCCCGAAGCACCTTATAACCAGCTGAAAGGTCACAGGCATGTGGAAGTATGGAAAGGACACTCAGGTTAGATGCATCCGGCAGAATTGGGTTTGAGAGTGTCATCGAGTACGCGGCCAGCTCGTTAAATCGGCCTCAGAGGTACCGGTCACTCTGCTAATAACGACCGTGTATCATAGGTGTGTAGGCGGCGGCACCTAAACTCGCCACCCTACGGCGCCAGTGGGATAATGCGTTTTAGCAAAAGTCGCCCCATTAAGACTGGCAATCATAATCGGCGGCAAGTTATACTTGTCGCCATTTTTTTATTTGACTTTTTTTAAAAATTATAGTATAATTTTTATGTAAGGAAGGAGAGAGAGAAAATGGAAAATAACATTGAATATGATAAGTATGACGCTCATATTCATGGATATAACGAGCATACTGGTTTCCCAGAAGTAACACATTCGCGCACTACTGATTTTAATCCTCTGAATTCGATTGAGTTTATCCTATATGGCAAAATGCCGAAAGAATATACGAAGGAGCGTAAAAATGAATTTTGATATTTATACTGAAGAAATGAGTAAGTCGGTATGGGATAAAGCTTTCTTTATGGATAAAATCATCGGCGCGAAGCTTGTTATTGACTTCGGATGCGCCGATGGTGCTATGATTCGTATGCTCGCGCCGCTGTTTCCCAATACTACTTTCTACGGTTATGACATTAACGATGATCTGATTGTTGAGGCTTGGACTAAACTTGAGTCTCCTGCGGATAAAAATACCTTCTTCTTTCATAAAGAAAGAACTTTTGCAGATCGACATGATAGTTTTGAAGATATGATTGCTATGGCAAAACAGCATTATCGGCCTGATGAAATCTGCATTAACTTTTCCTCTGTGTTACATGAGGTTTTTTCCTCTAGTCCTGACGGTAAAGAAACTATCCGGCGCCTTATTGAAGAATTGCAGCCGAAGTACATTACTATTCGAGATATGTACTTTGATTATAATAAAAATATTGTAACTACTACTCAGCGTGAGCATATCATTAGCCAGCTTAATATTGATCCAAAATATATTAAAGAATTTGAAAAAGAACATAGTACTATTGCAATCTGGCGCAATTTTATTCATTTTCTTATGAAATATCAATGGAAAGATAACGGCTGGGAACAAGAAATGAAAGAGGATTATTTTAGTTGGATGTTAAAAGATCTCATTGACTTAGTTGGTGATTATACTCCCATTTTTGAGACACATTATCAACTTCCATATTACACAGAGGCTTGGAAAAATCTATTTTTTATTCCTACATTACATACTCATGCACAGTTTATTCTTAGGAGGAATTACTAATGGCGATTTTATATATTCTTTGCGGCCCGAGCGCTTGTGGCAAAAGCACTTGGAGCGATGCTTTCATTGCAGAGCATAGTGAGCAGGATATTCGTTATGTTTCTCGTGATGAGATTCGATTTTCTATGCTTAAAGAAGGCGAAGATTATTTTGCCCATGAAAAGGAAGTTTTCAAAAAGTTTGTAGGCACCTTGGCGCAGACTCTTGTTTATGGTTTTGATGTAATTGCAGATGCTACTCATCTTAATGAGTTTTCGCGCAAGAAGCTTACCAATGCGCTTGACCGCATTGGCGTAGATTATGAAATTAAGTATGTCGTATTCTATACCTTGTATACTGAATGTTGTGAGCGGGACGCAACGCGCGAGGGCTTGGCTTATGTAGGCCCTGATGTAATTCGTGGCATGTTCCGCTCCTTTAAGGCGCCGACTCTTGAAGAAGATCGCCGCGCCACGGAAATTATTGAAGTAGGAGATAAGAAAGGAGATTTCTCCTTTATGATGGATCCCTACTGGAAGGAGTCATAAAATGGGAGATATTTGGTTTACTTCTGATTTGCATTTAATGCATAACAAACCGTTCCTATACGAACCGCGTGGCTTCTTTTCTACAGAAGAAATGTGCGAAGCTATCGTGGAACGTTGGAACTCGGTTGTAAGAGACGAAGATTTTGTTTATAATCTAGGTGATATTGCTCTTAGTGATGTTGATACTGCTATTCCTTATCTGCAGCGGCTTAAGGGACACCAAATATGGATTCTCGGGAATCACGATACTTTAGGAAAGATAGGAAAAATCCTACCCGCGTGCCCCAAAATCCAGCTTCTCGGCACAGAAAGGGATTCTTATGCTACTGTTATTAAGAGTGGAAAATGGAGTTTCTACCTATCGCATTATCCCACTTTGACCGGAAATAACGAGGCTTGGCGCAAAGTAGCTAATCTTTGTGGCCACAGCCATACCAAAGATAAGTGGGCAGATTGGGATAAAATGTGTTATCATGTAGAAATGGATGCTCATAATTGCTATCCAGTAAACTTGGATCAGATTAAAGAAGATATATGGAATAAGAGGGAAATAGATGCAGATTAAATATGAATCAGTAATTAATTCTAGGCCAGTTTATGTATCTATAGATGGAACTCATCATTATGATAAGGCTAGTGCAATCAGACATGATGCAGTTGCGCTGGCTGGTACACGTTATGTGGCAGAAAGTGGTATTTCCCTTCCTGATGATGAAACTTGGATGAGAATTTTTAATGTTACATGTAAAGAAGATTGGGATTATTTGTATTATACCGAATGGGAACAAAACATTCTAAATTGGGAAAAATATACTGGCCCAGGATGGTATGGTTCTATTGAGCATGATGGTGGCGATTATGCTGATAGCTATGAAATCATTAAAATTGATTCTAATTATTTGAAGAAATATGAGGATTTTATTGAAGAACTTAAACATTTGACTTCCTCTGAAATTATGATATAATATAAATATAAAGAAAACCTACGGCCTTGTTAAAGGCTAAGATGAAAAGGAGAAAGAAAATGAACGAACTACTAAAGAATCTGAAAATGGATACTAACTATGCGCTTACCGAAAATGGCGCTATTACCCACGTCACCACGCTTAATAAGGTGCTAGATATGTTTGCTATGGGCGGTTCTATGCGGAATCGTTCAGACGATGATGTTATTAATATGTTTAAGCAGGCATATGAAGAGAATGCTACTCTCGCACTGAAGTGCCTCTTCTATCTGCGCGACGTGCGCGGTGGCGCAGGCGAAAGACGATTTTTCCGCGTCTGTATTAAGTGGCTAGCTACTCATTATGAGCGGGAGATGGAACACCTAATTCCTCTGGTGGCAACTTATGGTCGTTATGATGACCTTTTTGAACTATTTGATACGCCATGCGAAGACGCAATGATGAGATATATTTTCCGTGTTCTTGATAAGAATGAAGATCATCTTATTTATAAATGGATGCCTTCGATCAATGCCTCTTCTAAAGAGAGTAAGATTCGTGGGCGTAAGTTCGTGCGCGAATTTGGTATGACCGAACGTGAGTATCGTAAAATGCTTTCTGAAGGTCGTAAAGCTTGCCATCTGGTTGAAACTCTTATGAGCCAGAATCGGTGGAATCAGATTGCATTCGATCATCTACCTTCTCGCGCAGGACTTCTCTATAAGAATGCCTTTATGCGCCGCGAGGAAACTAAGGAGCGCTATGCTGAATTTATGTCCCGCAAGGACGCTAAAGTAAATGCAAGTGTACTGAATCCTGTCGAAATCGCGCATCAGATTCTCAGTACATGGCGCACTCCCTCTGCTACTGAGCGTCAGGCGTGGCAGAAGTATTGGGATAATCTAAAAGATTATTACAATGGCCGTGAAGAGCCTGGCATTGCAGTAGTTGATGTCAGCGGCAGTATGAGCGGTACTCCTATGGAAGCCGCGGTTTCTATGGGCGCATACATTGCTGAACGTGGAAAAGGCCCGTTCCAGAATCACTTTATTACCTTTAGCGCCAATCCACAGCTTGTTGAATTTAAAGGCGTCGATATCTATGATAAATTCAAGCGTGCAGTAGATGCAGACTGGGGACAGAATACGAATCTTGAGGCAGTATTTGATATGCTGTTGGAGACTGGTCTGCGTAATCATGTGCCAGATTCCGAAATGCCTAAAACGATTTACATATTTTCAGATATGGAATTCGATGATGGCTTGACTTGCGGCGCACGTTCCCTTGATCGCTGGGGTCGTGTTCGTCCTATGAATCGCTCACAGATTGATACGCTCATTGAAGCTAAAACTAAAGAGTGGATGTGGGCAGGATATACCGCACCAAGGGTAATCTTTTGGAATCTCGATGCTCGTCAGCCTAATATACCAGCCATTGGCCCGGGTTTCTCCTATTGCAGCGGCTTCTCTATGAGCGCGCTTGAAGGAGTGCTTTCAGGTAAAGATGGAGTCGAAATGATGCGAACTGTACTAGAAGGGGAGCGCTATGCGCCAATTTCTAGTGTTCTATAAATTCTCTCTTTCTGAAAAGTCAAGCAATCAATTGCTTGACTTTTTTCATATTTTCTGATATAATTAATTTATAAGGAGGAAGATGATGGATATTATAGAAGCAGTTAAAAGGCACCATCAATGGGTCAAAGATAAAGGATATGAAGTAGTAATGACTGTCTTAATTGGTAGTCAAAATTATTGTTTAGATAATACTAATAGCGATATTGATACTTTTACATTTGTTTTTCCTACTATTGAAGATTTATCAACCGCGCGCGAGCCATATAGCGGTGAATTTGAAGTCGAAGATGGCAAGTGTATGTATAAAGATATTCGTCTTGCGCTTAATCTTCTTAAGAAAACATCTCCAAATAGTGTTGAATGCTTTGTTGGAACTTATAAATATTATGAACCTAAATATACCGCTATTTTGGAAAAATATTTAAACAATGAATATATCTTAAATAAAATGGTACATTGTAATTATTCTCATATGCTATACGCAATGGCCGGAATGGCGCATCAGCTTACTAAGCGTAATATGCCCGCTGGAAAACGTTATTCACATGCTTTACGTTTATATAGTATGAAAAATAACTTTTTGAATTTTACTAGCGCATCTCAATTACTTAAACTATTACCTCTTAATTATCAAGAAGCTTTATATGCTAAAAGAGATACGCTAGAATCTAATACTGCATATTATAATGATGGCTGTGAAAATATTGCTAATCTCTTAGACGATTGCCGCAATGAGTTTAAAAAAACAGCTAGCCAGCAAGCAATTGAAACAGAAGGACTGCAACTAATTGAATCAATGCAATATGAATTAATGCATTATTATATTAAATACATTTTATAAGAGGAGACATAATGGATCTAAAAATTCACGATGGAATGCGCGTCCTATATAAACACAATGGACAATGGTGCGTTGGAAAACTTACAAATCAAATGTCGCCAGAACTTACTGAAAAGGGATTGTTTATATTTGTTATCCCTAAAGACTATATGGATGCTGAAGAAGTACCATATTTGCATGATGTAGAAATTAATGATTTATTCCTAGAAGCAGTCCCAGTAGAAGACTGGATGGCGCAGTACGGTTATTTAATGCCTAAAGAAAAGTATATTGAGTTTATTCAAAGCGAAGACTTTGATAAGAATCTTGAACATGCATATGTATCAGACGGTGAGTATTATTATTATAATGTAAATAAATATTCAGAACAATGGTTGAATAAACAGCCATTTGATTTTATAGTGAGGGAAGAATAATGGCTTTATTTACTGCAACTGATTTAAAATAGGCTTAGGCGTTGCCATTAGAAGCAAAAATCATAAAAACAGAATTACGAATACGAGAATTTTACGATCACTTCAATGGTGAAGTATACGTATCTTTCTCCGGCGGAAAAGACAGCACTGTTTTATTGGATATCGCTCGTTCTTTATATCCTGACATTCCTGCGGTATTTTTTGATACTGGCTTGGAATATCCAGAATTAAAAGAATTCGTTAAAACTATAGATAATGTAGAAATTCGGCGGCCGAATCGTTCGTTTAGATAGGTAATAGAAGAATTTGGATATCCTATTATTAGTAAACGTATAGCAGGATATGTATATACCGCTAAACGTGATCCCAATTCTGTTCGCGCGAAAACATTACGCGGAGAAATTCCTACCAAGACGTTTGGTTTTGGGGATGGTAAATGGGCATACTTAGTTGATGCACCTTTTAATATTAGTGACTATTGCTGTGATGTTATGAAAAAACAACCAGCACATAAATATCAAAAAGAAACGGGCCGATATCCAATTATAGGAACTCTCGCCGAAGAATCAATTAGTCGCCGCAATATATGGCTTCAGCAGGGCTGCAATGCTTTTAATACCGCTGAACCGATTAGTCGTCCTTTATCATTTTGGACAGAGCAAGATATTTTACAATATATTCAAGATAAGAACCTGCCATATGCATCAGTTTATGGTGAAATAAAGAAAAATCGTAAAGGTAAGTTAGAAACAACTGGTGAAGATCGCACTGGCTGCATTTTCTGTGCATTTGGATGCCATATGGAAAAAGAACCAAATCGTTTCTAGCTATTAAAGAAAACGCATCCTAAATTATGGGAATATTGTATGAAGCCTTGGGATGAAGGTGGATTAGGAATGAAAGAAGTATTAAATTATATTAATATAAAGGCAGAATAAAATGTGGAATAAGAAAATTATCGAAGAACAAGATATCCCAGCTATTGCCCAGCAAGGAATGGCAATGGCAAAAGCAGGAAACCCTCTAGTAGAACAGCTACGATGTGTATACCAACTTGAAAATGACCCTATAATCTATATGATTCCTTTATTGGATTATGTAGACGCAGTACCAAACCAAAAATTCACTTCCTTTCAACTTTGTCAAATGGTCGAATGACCATTTGACTTTTTTTAAATTTATGTTATAATTTTTATAGAAAGAGGGAAAGGGGATAATTAAAATGGATAAGGAAATGATTGAAAATCTGGTTGAAGAGATTATGAGGCAGTATCATTTTACCTCTTATGAAGAATATACTAATGAAGAATTGCGCGAGAAATATAGACAAATGCTGACTAAAGAAAACGAGGAGAAGTCAAATGCCTGTTGCTAAGACGTATCAAAACTTGGAACAGCAAGGTGAGCCATTTGAAGAAAACAAGCGTTTATATGTAAACGTACTTACGACAAAGGGACTTAAAAAAGTTCGTTGGTATTCTGACGCAGAGTATCAGCGCATGTATCCTAATGAACCAGTTAAAAACAATCTAATGGATTTCAATGCTCGCCATGCTTTTGGATTTGATGAAAAAGGTTATATTACTTTATATAAAGGAGACGAACGAGTAGTAGAGAGGTGGGCTGAAAATGACCGCACTAATATTTGGCGTAATACTACTTTTGGGTATTATACTCCTAGTAAATTTCCCACGCCCGAAGTTTTAAATGGCATTGAACCTATTCAATTGAAGTGGGAGCAAGTGCAAGATTATGAAGATAGGATGAAACCGCATGAAGAAGTTGCCAAGCTTGTCAGTAATCTTCTTAATGGGAGTGTTACTAGTAATAGCACCTACCAAGGAAAAGAAAATGATTGGCTTGAAAAAGAAATCGTTGTTAAAGAAAATATCACGCGCGAGGACCACTTTGGAGAAAAGCATACGCATTATATGCGTGATGCCGAAGGTAATATGTATATATGGGAAACAGGCACCAAAAATTTTGAAGTTGGTATGGCTTTTAAGCTAAGAATGAAAGTAAAAGCACATAAGGAAGTAAAAGGAGAAAAATGTACTATTGTATGGTACTGTAAAGTGGTATGATTATACTAAGCCCAAGATACTATGGATTAATTTGCCGCTGTAATAATTGCGGTGCATTGCTAGGCTATAAACCAGAAGATATACATGCAAATTCCTATATTAATTGCCCACAATGTGGTTTTGAGATTTTAACCAAAATGCAGCTTAATTACGATGGAATAATACAAGAAAGTGAGGAAAAGAAAAATGACTCTATGGTTCAAGAATCATAATGGAATAGAGAGACAAATTGCTTATTGTGAAACTACAGCAGATGTATATCGTTCTATTAACGATTTTATTAAACAAGCGAATGAGAATAAAAAGACTCCGTTTGTTAGTTATTATATTAGAACTTGGACAGAAAATGATAGAACTTGGTATGATGTCGGATCATGGACTGAATTCTTCTTTACGACAGAGGAGAAATAATAATGATTACTAGCGCGGCGGTTCGTATTTATGATAAGAAACAAAATAAAGAAATTATCCTGCCTGTGCATCGTCATTGTGATGCATTCTATATTCTAAAAGAACTTGGATATTCTAAGGATGATTTTGAAAGCAATCAAAATGATCAGGGTTTCCTTGATGAGCATGATAATTTTTATAATAGAGTAGAGGCGTGGAAACATGCTTATCTCCACGATCAAATTAATCCTTATATTACAGAACCTACTATTCAAGAATTATTTAGTGAGGATTTATATTAATGAGCAATGAATTAAAAGATTACTTATCAGATACGATATATGAATTAGTGCTTGATTCTGGCGCAGCGGATACAATTGAAGAAATCGGCCCGCTATCCTATAATTCACATAACTATGTACATGGTTTGAAAAACGGGCAGCGTGTAAATTTAGTTGTTTGGTGCGATGATGATACTGGTGAATGGCGGATTGAACATAGAGAAATGGATAATTGACATTTTCTAAATTTATGATATAATTATTATGTAAGAAAGGAAGAAAATGTATATGACTACTTATGAAGAATATAAAAACAAAGTAAACCAGTTTTCAAATAGAGGTTTGTACTTTGAATTATTAGATTATATTCGTTTTGATTCTAATGAATCTTCCGCGTATGACAGTATGCGTAGTATAATACTGGATGAAATTGCAAAAAGATTAAAGATTGATAATTCCTAAAATTATGATATAATTATTATGTAAGAAAGAGAGAAAGGATGATTTAAATGAGCGAACATTGTGGTTTTGTTGTACAAGTAAAAGATCTGCGGCCGCACTCTAATGCTGACCGCCTTCAGATTCTACGTGTATTTGAAGAGGATGTAATCGTCGGTCTTGATACTCATATTGGGGATATTGGTGTATATTTCCCTTGCGATTTGCAGCTGTCTGAAAAGTTCTGCGAAATTAATAACCTCGTGCGTAAGAAGGATGAAAACGGCAATAACATTGGCGGTTATATGGATCCTGATAAGCGCAATGTAAAAGCTATTAAGTTGCGTGGAGAAAAGTCTAATGGACTATATCTGAATATTACTTGTCTGTCCGAGTTCACGAACATTAGTGAACTGAAGCCGGGCGATCAGATTACTGTTCTCAATGGTGAGGAAATCTGTAAAAAGTATATTCCTAAGTGTAATCCTCGTGGAGAATGGCATGGTGAAAAGATTAAGAAGGCTAAAGTAAACTATGCGCCGACTTTCTTTGAACATGTAGATACTGAGCAGGTTGCCTATAATCTGGATAAGTTCCACAATGGTGATGAAATTCAGCTTACGCTTAAGATGCATGGAACCTCAGGTAGAACGGGCCATCTTCCTCTGCTTCATACGAAGCGTACTTGGTTGGATAAGCTTCTGCGGCGACATGGTAAGGATTATTATGAGTATGGTTATGTAACTGGGACTCGGCGTGTTGTTCTTGATGGTAAGCGGCAAGGTGGCTTCTATGAAAGCGATGATTTCCGCCATGCTATGGCTGCGAAGTTTGAAGGTAAGCTTCCTAAGGGAATGGTAGTCTATTACGAAATCGTGGGATTCCAAGGGCCGAATGGCGCACCCATTATGGGACAAGTAGCTAACTCTAAGATTAAAGATAAAGAGTTTAGCAAGATGTATGGTGATATTACTACTTTCTCCTATGGATGCCAGCAGGATGGACAGTATGAACGCGCATTTTCTTGTGTAGTAGATGAAGATGGATGGACTACTGAAATTAAACCTTGTTGTGAAGTATATGTATATCGAATCACTATGGTAAATGAAGATGGCGAGCAAATTGAGTTGTCTCCTGATCAGATTCAGACCTATTGTGATAAGTGGGGCGTAAATCATGTAATGGAATTCGAGCGCTTTGTAATTCCTGAGGATGTAAATCCCGGCGAATATGTAGTGCGTAAGATTGAACAGTATTATGATGGACCTGACCCCATTGGAAAGTCCCATGTGCGCGAAGGTGTAGTTGCACGTATTATGAACCGTTCAAAGTTTGAAGTATATAAGATGAAAAACATCAGTTTTAAAATTCTAGAAGGGATTTATAAAGAAGAAGCCGATGCTCCTGATATTGAAGAAGCGCAGGAAGCTATCGCACAGGAGTAAAAATGATAATTACTTTTGATAACCTGCCAGATATTATTTGGGGTACTATGTATGGAGAGCATCGCACAGATAAAGATGCTATTATTTTACCTATTAAAAAATCAGAGCTTCATAAAACAGTCTCTGACGATAGCATCATTTATATTTGGGGATGGCCCGGCCCAGATGGTAATATATATAATTATAGTGACTATGGAGAGACTTGGGCTTTTACACCAGAAGAATTATCTCCTGCTAGAAAATACGAGGATGTATATGGAAAAGGTTGAAGTAATTCGTATCCTTAAAATCGAACGTGAATGCATTAGCCGTGATTGTGATCGCAATTGCGGCTACTGCGATTTGGTTCAAAAGCAAGAAACACTATTGGATGCGTATGATAGTGCAATTTCACTATTAAGTATAAATCCAGAAGATAAAGATGATAATACTAAATGGAATAAGGAGTGGATAAAATGAACGAGTATACACAGTATCTACGGTGGCGGTACCGCCGTGACCTTCTACGCGCACGTGGAGAAGAACTAAATAAAGGACTAATTGGTAAGCTAAATAGGAAGATTAGAAAGTATGAAAGTACCCATCCAGAACCCTGAAGGAGAATAATTCAAATGCACGATATATTTTTCTTTACAGACATTCACGGCTGTCGTCCATTATTTGATGCTATTATGAATTATTGTAAGACACAGGATCCTGAATGTAGTATAATTTTCGGCGGCGATGCTTGTGATCGTGGAGAAGATGGATATCGTATTATGAAGGAGCTTCTTGCTGATCCGCAAGTTGGCTATTTGAAAGGAAATCATGAAGATATGTTTTGCGCCGCTGCGCGTGAATTAAAACAAGAATATCATCCTTATACCCCGCCTACACGTGAAGAAGCGCATCATTTTTTAAGTTGTACACGCGGTTTTGATTATAGATATGAAGCTATTCAGACTAGTTTGTATAATGGAGGAATGTCTACACTTACAGATTGGATTATGGATGGTATGCCTATGGATATTGTAGAGCAACTAGAAAAACTTCCTTATACTTTTAGTTATGGAAAATTAGATTTTTGCCATTCGGGTGGCGGCTACAACTCATTTACGCGTGTTGCAGAAAAAGAATATTCTTCCCAGCCAGTAGATGAATACGATGCCGAATATTTACTTTGGAGTCGTACTAGCTTTGATAATGATTGGAAATTAGGACGCACAGTAGTTTTTGGACATACACCCACGCCATATTTGCACGAGTATGCAGATTGTAAATCTTGTGATAAAGCCGTACCTATTAAATTGAGTACTGGACGATTAGATATGGATACTGGCGCCGCTTTTACAGGAAGAGCATTTGTTTTAAATATATTAACGATGCAGGCGCAGGGGTTTGAATTAAAAAATGATGAAGTTGAAGAAATTGAAGTAATTCAATTCTAATGATATGACTTATTTATGGGAAGCTATTCCAAGGGGAATAGCTTTTATTTTTTTAGATAGGAGGAGAGAGAATGTCAAGAAAAAGAGCTAAACAAAACTCTGGACGAAAAAAACGAGATTTAACGCATCTTTCATAGGCAGAAATTCAAGAACTAACTTTAGGAAGACGATATGTTTTTTATGAATCATTGAAATCTGAATCTTCTCCGATGTATCAAAAACTGTACAGGCAAGCATTAAATAGTATTATTAACGTAAAAAGTAATTTTGGTATTACTTCTACTGGATCAGCCGGAACTGGTTTGTCTGAAGCTTTAGTTTTTTTAAAAAATAGCGCTGAATTTGAACGACAAAAAGAATTACAGTTTTTTCAAAATTTTAATACAGCTCATCCGGAAATACGAGATTCCTTTAATATCAATCCAGAGGATATATTAAATGATTATTACTCTTTTATTATAAATATTAATCGAGCTCTTAAAGGCACAGAAGAATTTAGTAAAACTTTAGACACCGAGTTAAAACGTATTCACAATAACAATGATGCATTTTAGAAATATCAAAGTGAACTTAATTTAACTTCACAAAAAATGAAAGATTAGAATTTTAATAAGAAATAGTATGAAGAAGATTTAAAAAAAGAATTAAATAAATAGAAAGGTATAAATAATAGTTTATTTGCTATGAAAGCTAATGGAAAGGCCGCTTTTGAATCTATTTTTATTGACCATGGAAAAATGACTATTTTAACTAATATTATTATTAAACAATACGGCGCAAAATTATTTAATAAGAATTTATAGTTAGATCCTGGTTAGAAAGATGCATTATTAGCAGCTTTAACTATAAAAGCTAATGAAATGTTATCAAGTTCTATTAATATAGCCTTGCCAAAAGATAAATTTGAACAAACTGCTGAAGAGATAATAAGTAGTTCAGCGTTTAAATAGTTTACAGAGCTTTTACTCAATTCTCCAGAATTAGGAAGCGTATTACAATCTATACAAAAACAATATGGCATGTCATCAAAAGCTTTTGATCAAATTAATGATTTAGATAAAAAGGTATCACGTATTTAGACCGCATTAAAAAATAATTGGGATTTATTACAAAAAACTGGAAAAACAAAACTTAATTATGATGAATGGATAAAGTCTATTGGTATGCAACCAGCAGAAATAAAAAAAATGATTGCTGCTGCCAGTACTGTTTCAACATAGTGCTATTATGTCGGTGAAGATTTAAGTATGCTAGAATTAATAGCAAACCATATATGCGCAATTTTAGGTGGTTCAGCAAATCCAACCGATGATATTGAAGCGGGTGCATTAATCACCACTTTTAACTTTAATGCATAGATGCTTTCTAATTTAGAAGATAAATTATGGAAATCTCAAAAAGAGCATTTTGGTAAAGTAACAGCCACTAGTACATATGAATCTTATATGAAAAACACACTAGAATTAATTGCCGCAAGATAGGAACAAGAAGCATTAATTCAAAATTTTATTAATGAAAATAACAAAAATAATGATACTTTAAATGATTTAATTACTCATTTTAATATTCATTCAACTGTAAAAGGTTATGAATCAGCTGGATCAAGCATATTTCAACAAGAAGGAGGATTTGGTGGCGCAGCTTTTGGCTCCAATTTGGATAGCGAGCTAGATATTATTAATTCAATGATTGAAGCCGGCGGTTTAACTCCACTAGATACAGAATAGTTATTTATTGCTATGATTAATTGTGGCAAACTTATGATTGGAAGGGCTCTTAAGCCCACTATAGAGAATTATTTTTCCGCACTTATGGGTATGTTTATGTTTAACGACGCTACTTTGTTTGCTGCGGATGTAAATAAATGGGTTTAGAATTCTCAATTAATTACCGGCTCTGTTCAAGATTTACATTTATATCAATTAAATGGATTGGTTGTACCAAGTTCCTATATCCTATAGGAAACATATAATATCATGTCGCAGTTGCAAACTAATAATTTTGGCCCAAATTATAAAGGTATGCAAGTAAAATTAACTACTTATAATAAGGAACCAATTCGTAATGATTGGGAAGCAACAAGCGCCGCTGCAATTGCTACAACCAAATTAGAGCGAATGCATTTTTTAGCAGGATTTTTAGATTTATTAGAATCATTAGGCAATCATTTATCCAATTTATAACCGCTTCGCGGTTTATATAAATCTCCACATGGAGGTGAGACACATATGAATCAAGCATAGCTTGAGCGCATATTAGATTGGCTTGTTCACAATTTTGTCCAAGTCCTCCTAATATGCTCCG